TTATCCCTCCTGATCCACGCCGACGATCAGATGGCACTCGACGATCTCGGCGCGGGGGATGCGGAGGATTTCGTCGGGGTTGAGCTGGCGCAGGACGAGGTGGTCGCCCTGCCAGCCGACGAATTGCTTGATGAGGACCGCTTGGCTGGTCTTGTAGAGGACGACGTCGCGGCCGCGGGTGGGGGGCTTGAACGGGTTGACGTGCAGGAGCCAGCCCTGCTCGTAGCGCGGCTCCATCGAGTCGCCGATCATGTAGATCGCATAGGCGTCGCGGACGCCGTTGAGATTCGCCGGGCGCGGGGTGTAGCCGATCGGGCCGTCTTCGAGGAACATCTGCTGGTCGGTACCGCCGCGCCCGGCGCTTTTGATCGGGACGAGTTCGCCGCCGGGGGGCGGGGCCGCGGCGATCGGCGAGGCCGAGCGGGGCGGGCGGCCGCGGCGGGCGGGTTCGGCGGGGGCGGTGGCGCCGTCGGTGAGGGCGTGGCGCAGCACCTCCTCCTGCGAGACGCCGAGGAAGGTCGCGATATGCGGCACCTCGATCGCCTTGACCTGGCGCTCGCCGCTGGTCATGCGCGAAATCGCCGAGGCGGCGAGGCCCAGATGCCGCGCCAGATCGGCCTGCGAGGCGCCGGCGCGTTGCAGCGCCTGATGTAGCCATGCAGCGTCCATATTCTCAATATCGCAATTATCGTGTTGACATGGCAAGAGCCGATCATATAACCCTCGTGCGACATTCGCAAGAGGGGGCGGCGCGTGAATATCGCCGGGCTGAACGGGACGTGGGACGATCATGATGGGTGCCGCTATATCGGAGAGGAGGGCGCGGTCTGCGGGGCGGGGCGGCAGGCGGAATCGCCGTATTGCCCGGTGCATCACGCGCTGTGCCACATCCGGAACGGCGGCGCGGAAGCGCGGCGGATGAAGCGTGAGGCCGAGGCGCTGGCGAAGATGGTCGGCGGCCGGCAGGGAGATCGGGCGCGGCGGCCGCCAGACGACTTTCTGAAAAAGCTCGAGCGGGTGACGCGGCGCTTTTCGCGTCCGCAATGTTCTTGTTATGTTCCTAATGGAGGGCGGTGATGGCTCGGCAGCGGCGGGAACGGGTCCGAGGCGACGGGGCGGAAGCAGTGGTTACGCCGGAGCGGTTGCGGCGGGATCGAATCGAGGCGGTTCCTCATACTATTGCGGACGAGGCGGGGCGGCCGGCGCGGCCTTATCGGCTGGTCGATACGCTGCAGATCATGGAGCGGCGCGGGTCGATCAGCGCGGGGATGCGGCAGGCGGGCGAGGATTTTCGGGCGCGGTTCGCGCAGGCGCAGCTCGACCCGATCCGGGCGATCGATCTGTCGCAACTCCGGATGGGCGACAGGAACGCGCGACGCGACCGCGAGGCGCCGGGGCTCAGGATCGAGGCGGCGCGGCAGACGGTGTGGCGGGCGATCCAGGCGGTGGGCGGGGTCGCCTCGCCGGCGGGGTCGTGTCTGTGGCATGTGCTCGGGTGGGAGCGGTCGCTGAAGGAATGGGCGCTCGAGCAGGGGTGGAGCGGGCGGCGGGTCAGCCAAGAGGCCGCGTCGGGGATATTGGTTGCGGCGCTCGGGGCGCTCGAAACGCATTTCCGGCATCACTGAAATTGATAATTATGCAATTTACAAATTGACAAATCCGGATCGTTTAGGTACAAGACGGTCATCCTGAGCGGATTGGGAAACGGCAAGGCCGGAACCCGCCGCCGGGACCACCCAAACATCAGGTCCGCTCTTGGCATCTCAGAAACCGCCTCGGACCGGTACTGCGCGGGCACCGACAGGGGGTCGGCGCCGGATGCCCGCTCCCAAGCGGAAGGCGACGGTGAAGCAAACCGTTGCACCGCATGAGATCGAAGAGGTCGCGGCGCGGGCGGTGGAGCTGGGCATTACGCCCGAACAGGTGCTCAACGAGTACGCGACTTGTGGGGTTTTGTGCGGATTTTCCGTCATAGGGGTGCATTTTCGGGTCAAGGGTTTCTGCGGCGTTCGGGGCCTTGACGGAAAATATGCTCATCGCGTCCTGTGCTGCTCCAGCTTGGCGATCGCGCTTTTTGCCATCGCGGTATTGGGTTTGAGATAGCGCGCGACGACGGCGCGATCGAGATGCCCGGTGATTGCGCGGATTTCATCGTCGGTGCAGCCGGCCTCGCCGAGCATCGTTGCTACCGTGTGCCGCAGGTTCATAAAGAGGCGCTTGTCGGGGAGTCCGGCGGCGCGGCAAATCCTGCGGAACGTATGCTGGAAATTCGTTGCCTTATAGGGCCTCCCCGTTTCCTCAGACACAACGAAGACCGGAGACGTGGCGGGGATGCCGTCGATCGCGGCCCTGAGTTCTATGGTCGCCGGTACGCCGATCCGGGTTTTGGTTTTCTGTTGGACGATATCGAACACGCCGGCAGAGGCGTCATAGCGCGAGCGGGGGAGCTTGATGATATCCGCCTCCCGCTGGCCGAGATTGGCCGCCAGCAAGACGGCGAGCGCGATAGACGGGCGCCCCATTGAGATCGCCTGCGCGCGCACAGTCTCGATGTCCTCGCGTGGCCAGGGCTCTTGGTTGCCCCCGACCTTGCGGAGACGCAATTTGTTGGCGGGATTGTATTCGAGCAATCCGTCGTCCCGCGCCATTTCCATCAGCCGATGCAGCCGCAGCAAAATGACGTTCGCGATGGCTTGCCCGCGGTCCCGCTCAAGGGCGCGCTGCCATGCCTTGATCGCCTTCCGTGTGACGGCGCGGGGCTCATAGTGCCCGCACCATACTTCGATCGCCTTAAACGCGGCGCCGTAGGATTTGCGGGTTTCTGGAGCAAGATCGCCCCAGCCAGGCGAGCGCTGCCATTGCCGGATCAGCCATGCTATTGTGCCCTCGGCGACATGGTGAGGGTCACGATTGCTCGGGGGGCTTTGAGACTCGGCTTGTAGATTGAGATCGCGAGCCCGCGACACGGCCGCCACGGCATTCTTTCCCAGCGCCTCGGGCGCAAACCCCGCCGCCCGCAGTTTTCGGCTGGGCTCCCAATAGAACCCGCTCGGGGTCGACCGGAGATAGGGGACGCTCATTTTGAACCTGCCCATGCCGCCCGCCGGATTAGATCGTCCTCGATCTCCTGAGGGTCCTGGTATCCGGCGAGGCGGTCAACAGCCCTGTCCAAGGCTGCGCGATCATAGGTGTTTCGGCGACAGGCGCGATCAACCGGCTGGGGCCACATGCCCCGATCGCGTTCGATACGGAAACGCGCGGGAGACACGCCGACATAAAGCGCGGCGTCGTCCTCCGACATCAGCCGGGGCCAGCGGGTCGGACCCGGTCGCTCACCCATCGGCCCGCAACCCCGCCTCGACCGCGAAGAGGGCAAATTGTCTACGCGCCTCCCAATGGCCGCGACATTCGATATCGGACCACGAGTCGTAGCCCTGCTCAGTATGGCAGGGGAAGCCTTCCGGCTCGATCGCGGCGAGCTCCTGCCGCTCGGCTTTGGTGAGGGGAAGGCGGAACGGGCACGTCGCGCACATACGCTTCGCCCGGCGCATTTCCGCGCTCATCGCAACCCCGCCTCGGCCAGCCATCGTGACGAGATGCGCGCCTGTACTGGGATGGTGGTCACGGGCTATGCCTCGCCTTTGGGATGAGGCGGCACCGGTCTCGGACTTGGCAGGCCCACATCGTGCAGGCAATCACGGTGGGATCAGCGCACCGCTTCCCCTGCCCGCGACCGAAGCGTCGGCGCACTATGGCGCGGGTTTCTTCTCCCGTAGTACGCTCAGCTTCGACGCTGGGGTCGTGGTCAGCCATCACCGGCTCTCCTCGATAAATAGAAGGGTCGCGCCCGGCGATTGGGCACCCGCGTAAGGCGTCCCTGGGCGCATCGCTGTTGCCAGCGAAGGGGTGAAGAGGTCAGGCATTGCGCGCGGCCCGTTCTAAAACGGCATAGCCTGCCGGCGTCACGACGGGATAATGGTCAAACCCCCGTAGCCGCGAGGCGATCAGGCCGGATTGGGCCAGCGCATGTATCGGCAGCCATGAAACGGGCTCGAAGGTCGCGTGGTGGCAGGTCGGGCACGGCGGGAAATAAAAGCGTCCGTGAAACTTGGGCACTTCGTTGTAGCCGGACGCTTCGTCCGCCAGGATCACGAGCTCCGAACCGGGCGCGTCGGCGAGACGCTTTAATAGCCGGAGCTGCGCGAAGGTCGGTCGTTTCTCGGTCATTCGCACAGCGCTCCAACAAGGGCACACGCGGTATTGACCGGGACCAGCATCGTGCACATCAGCGGCGGGAGATCGGAGCCGTCAGGCATCAGTGAGTATCCGCAAGATGTGCTCTACGTCGTCGCCTTTGGCGGCGTTACTGACTGCCTCGGCGATAGCTCTGCGGATCAGCAATAGCCACTTGCCGCGAAGCACCTTCGGGTAGAGCCGCGCCCACAGCTCATCGTCATCTTCGTCCCAGGGCACATGCCAGTAAGGACCGAGATTTCCTATTAGCGACGGTCCCACATCGGCATAGGCGCGCGACCAGTCAAGCCTGTCCCATTGCTCGGGTGTGCAGCGGGTGCCGTTGAAGAGGAAATCTCCGGGACCAAGGCCGTCAAGCCAGCGCGGTAGCGGAGCGCGGTCAGCCATGCGGGGTCTCCCAATCCCATAGGGTGAGGTCAGACATCATCGTTGCGCGCTCAAGGTCTGGTAATAGAAGCGGTGGAGGAAACCGAGGCCGAACGGATTGCGTCCGCTCGCGTACATTTGCCAAGCCCATAGCATGCGGCCGGTGCGCCCGTTGCCGTCCATGTAGGGATGCAACATCTCGAATTTGACGTGTGTCTTCCACGGGTCGCCATTACGATTAGCGGTCGCTACGATCGCCGCTAAAACACGGGGGATATTTGGTCCACCAGCCGGCGCAATATGGGCACCGACCTGGACATTCATCCCCTCTTGGTCCCGCAGCGGATGGCCCGGCGCGACGACGGCTTGGAATTCGCTGAGGTGCGAGACCGATATCTCGAATTGCCGCATGAAACGCTCGGCCGCCTCGACCTCTTCCGATGTCGGATCGCGAACGATTCCTTCGATGAAATTGCTCTCGCGGACGAAATCGATCAGTGCCACTACAAATCCTCCATCGGCGCGCTGTAGATGATCGGGTGATCCTTGGAGGGGCGGTCAGACATCGGAGGCGTCAGTGTGTTATCGGCCATAGGTTTCCCCCGTGCTGCGGATCGTTCGGTACATCGCGCGTATCTTGCGGCGGTGCGCCCTGCGGACTTTCAGCCGGCCCCGAATGGCGTCCTCGTCAGTCACGTCGAGCGCGGCGATGATTTCGTTGTAGGTGGAGTTTCGCACCGACAGCAGCATCGACTTTGAAGTCGCCGCGACGGCGGCCGGGTACATGGTCTCGATATGCGCTGCGACAGCCTTGCCGATATCCATTGCGATCTCTTTGACAAGTTGGCGGGACACTGAAATAGGTGCCGGTAGGTTCGCGGTCATGGGGCGACTTCCTCCATGTGCGTGCTGGCGTGAAGCGCAATGGCCTGGCGCGCCCGGAAGATGATCCGCCTGCCAGCCTCGATATCGCCGCTGACGGTCCAGAGCCGGCAAGCGGCGTCGAGAGGGTCGATGCCGAGCTCGCCCCAAAAGGTCTGTTCGCCTTGGCGGTGCTGGCGCGCGTGACACGTCGCACAGCCCGGCAGGCTGAAACGGTCAGACGGCTTCAACCCCATTCCGCCATCCGTGTTGTTGCGGACGTGCATCGCCTGACACCGGCACTCGGCTCCGCAGGCGATGCAAATGCCGATATCGCGGACGAAGGCGAGGTGGGCGGCGGCGCGACGCGGGTTGACGCGCGGCTTCGCTTTGATGACAGAGCGGGCGATGCGTGGGGCTGGACGCGGCATCACCCCGGCTCCGACCGCTCGTAATAGACGCTTCCGCCGGCCGCCCACATAGTTTCGGCGCGTGCCTCGGATTGTTCGATCGTCGGCGCCTTCAGCGTGATCCAGGCCGCACCGTCGTCCGTATCGAAAGACAGTTCAGCATCGAACGAAACGCGGTCAGGGAATTGCCATTCTCGGAAATTGAGGTAGAACCGTTTCCCATCGGCATCCGAGAAGCATTTCTGAAAAAAGCGTTCCTCGCCTCTACCCGATCCGGCCCATTCTCTGTACCCGCGATGAAGCAGGTTTGCCGCTGTGATGTCTGTCATCACCCCGGCTCCCCGGCATCGAGACCGAGGCCGCGTCGTAGGCCAGCATAAGCGAAGGTCGCTCGCTCGGTATTTAAGGCTTCGCTGAAATTCACAAAGTCCGTCTCGGTGCGAATAGCGGCGATCACTTCCGCCGTCGGCTTAGCGGGAAGGAGGACGGCGACGGCAACTTTGATTGCCTCGGGGAAATGTTCGCAGTTCTGATCGCAGCCTTTTGACGGCCAATCACAACTCGCGTTTCGCGAGTCTGTGGTGCACGCCGCCCGGATCGCCTCGTCCAGTATGGTCATGTCACCGGCTCCTCTGCACGGCTCGCGCGACCACATCGTGAAGCGCAGAGACGGCGCCCCGAAACTCCGTCGCCAATTCCTCGCGACCGGATTGACGGGCATCGCGCAAGGCCGCGGCGACGTTCCGCGTCACGCTCGACGCGCGCGGCATGCCAAGGATCTTCTCGGCACGATCAAGCGCCCACACGGGTACGGCTTCGTCTCCGGTCACGGGGTCGGCTCCTCTGTGTCATCTATGGGGAGGGCGACCTGTTTAAGAAGCGCCTCGGCGTAGCTCTCCGCGAACATTTTGTGGAAACGGGAAACCAGGAGAGCCTGCATCTCCGCACGTCCCGCAGCCACACCGTCCCGATAGGCGACGCCGTCAGTGTAGGAAAGCAATGACTTACAGCCGCTCTCGACGCACGCGGGATCGAGCCACTTGTGGTCGAATATCTTGGCGCACGGATTGGTCGCTCTCGCCTCTCCCGCAGCCTTGGCGGCGTCGAGGGCTCGGGCGATGTCATATCGCGGGACGAGCGCCCAAGTAGGCTGTTTGTCATCGTATTGAAGCCGCTTTGCTTCGTTCATCGCCCATTCACTCGGTTCGGGGATGGCGTGGTTGAGGGTGTCGGTCATCGGATTGCCTTTGTGCCAATCGGTGTTTGAGGCGTCACCCAAGAGTTCACCGGCCCCGTCTGTGGCACGAGGCGCGACCAACTCCATAATCGCATCGACATTCGGACCGACGAGGATGCAGTTGCTTCGGGTTCGGTAGAACGCCACGTCCTCGCCTTCGCTACGGCGGCGTTCAGCATCCGCAAGCGCTCGCGCTGCGGCACCATGCGGGCCAATGATCCACGCGGCCTTCCGAAGTTCGTCTTCGGTGTAGATGCCGACGATCGGATCACGCTTCATGCTGCCCTCGCTTGTGATAGAGCCTCGGGAGTGGTTCCAATGAGGCTGGCGATGAAGCCGAGCACATCATCTTTGCTCTTCTGGAATGCCGCTTTGCCCATCGCGCGAACGCTCTGAGACTTGGCGGTCCAGCACACGACCACGGCCTCGGTCACGCTGATGATGGCGTACTCGTCCATCGGAGCAATGAAGGCCGCGAGCCGGCGAGCTTCCGCTTTCGATGAGCAGACGATCGATCGTTCGTCTCGCCAGCCCGTCATGCAAAGGGCGTGCTTCCGAAGATGGTCCGGTGTCGCAAATCGCTCGGCTAGGTGGTCGGGCAGGTTGGCGTGAGCCTCGGCGAGAGAGGCGAAAAAGTGGCCGTGGCTTGCTGCGCTGCGATCCTCGCGGTGTTCGAGACGGTAGACCTCGCCAAGGGTATATTGCCGCTCAGCGGCGCGGAGATTGCGCGGCACCATCGCGTCGCCGCGCCACCAAAAATCTAGGGGTGCCGACGTGCTCATGCGACACTCGCTTCTAGAGCCGCGCGCACGACAGCGCGGGGTGTGGTGCCGTAGCGCCGGATGCGCTCGACCATCGTAGCGAGTTCCTCATTGAAAAACCCGATGGCGCGGTCGAGTGAGCGGATATATTCGTCATCGCGGTATTGGCGGCTGACGAATAGCGGCAGGCCGGGGCTATAACAAGCGAGATCGATCCACTCGCGCTCGGTCACCAAAAGATTGCCCTGACACTGGGCGCGATGGTCGAGGGGAAATTCGTCGCGCAACAAAAGCTCGACTTGAAGATGCCCCATGCGTGTTTTTACTTCGAGTAGCCCATCAGAACCGATCAACGCATCCGGCGAGCACCCCCGTCCGCCGCTGCGAATGAAACCGACCAGCGCCGGCTCGCAGTCATGGGTGAAAGCATAAAGGGATCGTGCCTCAGCTTCCTGCGCCTTGCCGCGCTCCATGAAGGCGTTGCTGTAGCTTTCGCCGGGCTCGCCGGTCACGATCTCGGCTGCGAGCGTGCGCAGGTATTTCGCGCGAGTCAGGCTTTCACCGCCTCCTTTGCCTTTGGCGAGCACCGTGGCAAACTCGCTGGCGGTCGGGAGCCCGAGGCGACAACGGAGCCATTCTTCGGAGCCCTGGTCACAATCGAATACCTCGATCATTGCTGAGCCCTCCGCTTAGCGACGCGTCCCGCCAATGCGGTCTTTGCCCTCGGGTATAGACTGGCGGGGATGGCGGCAAAGCTGTCGATCCCGTCGCCCAGCCAACCGCAAAAGTGTTGCTTGTCGACTTCGGCGTCATCGGCCAGCCCCAAAAGTTCGTTTAGCTGATCCGTGCTGATCGAGTTGATGCTGGGAGGGGTCCAATTGCCGTCGTCGTCATCCCCGACCGCGATGTTGAAGATCATCTTCAACAGATAGCGTTGACCGTAGGTCATGGCCGCGCCGGTGGCGTGCGTCTTAGTCATCACGTCGCCACCCTTGGCACCCTTGCCGTCTGCCGGCATGTCGATCCGGGGGCGTTCGGCGTGCCCGTCGCGATGCGACACCTTACAAACCATCCGCACGCAATCGGGCGGGGCGCCGTCGTCGGTGTCATAGCTGAGCGAAAAGCCGTGCTTCGTGTAGACAGGCCGGAGTGCCCGGTCGAGAGCAACGAAGCTGGCGTATTTGCTCCTGGTTTGCGGGTTGTTGGCGTCGGCTGCGACAGGCCGCATTTCAGCCTGCGCCTCTGACATCGCGGCGTGATATGCTTTCTCAGCCGATCGCGCGGTGATCCGCTCGTACATGCCCAAGAGGCGTTCGAGCTTGTCCACGTCGGTCGCGGGGTCTGCGGCGGCTCGGCTGATGACCTCCATGAGCGATCCGGCTTCACTGGTAACGGTGGCCATCTGCCGGGCATCGGTGCGCGCTGGCACACGGTCGATAACATCGTTGGGCATAGGGTTCTCCAAGGTGAATTGTTCGGTCATCAAACCCTCCCGACGATCTGCGCCAGCATCCAGAAGCCGGTCGTCGCCATGCACAGCGCACCGAACCACAGGAGAGCGTCGATCCACGCTTCACGGGTCATGGCCGTGCCGCCTTGTTAGGTGCCATCGTGGGTACGCTGCCGCCGGCTGCTATGACCGCGCGCTCGGCGCTGCGGACTTCGTCAACCGCCCATTGCTGGAGATATTCGGCGGGCACGGTCAATTGGACCGCGACTTCGTCGTTGTGATAAGGGCGCCCTTCCTTGATCAGGAATTTCGGTGACCAGACCTGTCCGCTCTTCACGTGCCGATTTACCGCGGCCAGCTTGATCCTCGCGAGCACCAAGACGCTGAGCGCGGCTTCGATCTCGGCAGCTTTGCGGCCGGCAGCCTTCATCTCTTGGAGGGTCATCCCGGCTCTCCCTCTGTCTTTGCGGCGTCTTGGCGCCCGAAAATGTCGCAGCTCCGTATCTCGGCCGCGCCAAGTTCACGCCGCAATTCGGCTGCGGTGATCCCATGCCAGTCGCTCAGGTAGACCTCCCCGTCGACGACGTAGAGATAGTCGGCGTAGATCGGGTAATCGTCCGCGAGGACCGGCTCATTAAGTTCAGTCATCACCACCACCTCTCTACCCACTGCACCGCGTACCGCCCGCCCATCCAGAGCGCAGGCGCGGCGAGCAACGTCAGCAACGCGAAGGGTGCAATCCGCTTCCACACCCTCGCCAACCGGGACGGGCAGACGGCGAGAGCCGGGCCGCGCGGGGCGAAGTCCTCGGGCATCTCACTGAACATCGGAGTGCCCTCGACTATGTTGGTATTTTATGGATGCAGCATTTCTGCACGTGCGGCAGCTACGGTGCCCGTTAGGTAGTATGTAAAGATTTCTGCCGTCGAGTGGATGGCCGCCATTACAATGGGTCTTGCGTGCATTGGCGGCAACGAGACTAAGGCCGCGCATTACATTCTCTCGCGGAGAAACCGGCTCCAAATGTGCCGGGTTCACACACGACGGCACACGGCACTTGTGATCGACGACGACATCAATGGGGAGCGGCCCAACCATCGATTCGAGTGCTATCCGGTGAGCCTGATAATAGCGACGTTGATAGCCGATCTTGCCATACCCCGAGCTCGTCAAAGGGCTGACATACAGAAAACACCCCGTATTTGGTTCCGGCATTGCACGCGCAAAGATGCGCGGAGCAAGCAGCGCGATCAGTTCCCTGCTGTGCGCGATCGCTAGTGTCATCGTGCGTCTCCCGTCGTCAATCATCGGAGGGTTCCTCAAGGATTGCCCGGCCGCGCATGATCGCCGCCCAGCAACACCACATGTCGTAATCCGCCGTCGCGCCGAGCACGTCCAAGACATGTTCCGGGTCGGTGTCGGGAGGGAAGCGGATGGCGAAGTCGGCGCCGACGCGGGCGACCAGGCGCGCCGCGAGGTGATCGCCGCCAGTCATTATCTGGCTGAGCGCGCGAGCGACCCTCCGGTCGGGGTCAAGGAATTTGGTGTCGACCATCACCGCGCCGCCATCTGCAGGAGCATCGCGACAATCGCCGCCCAGCCGAAGCCGGTCAGCGTCCAGAGCGTCCTGTCGCTCATGCGTCCATCTCCATCAGATGAAGCTGCGCGTCGCCGATGAACGCCCGTGTCGCCGAGAGGTCGCCGTCCTCAAGCGCGGCAAACGCGGTCTTGAGCGCCAGCAACACCAAGCGGTGACGATCCGAGTTTGACACTGGCCGGGTGATCGCCGCCATCGCTTCGTCGAGTGTCCGCAGCGGGCGTAGGAGGTAGGGGCTGATGTTGTTGTTGGGCATTACGCGACATCCTTTCTGCCCTCAGCGAAGGCATCTACCGCGTCGGCGGCGCGAACGTGTTCCTCGATGCCCCGGATGGCGGCGAGGCATTCGTCTTGGATGACCTGGCGCGAGGTAATGCGCTTCCCGGTCTCGACGTTGCGGAGATAGGTTTGCTGGGAAGCCTTCCCGAGGAAGGCAAAGTGTAGCCGGCACAGTTCCAGCATCTCGCGATCCGTCACCGTCTTTCTCCACACCCGACCCGGTCACAATCGACATCGAACTATTTGCAAAAACAGGTGCCGTCATAGGTGTCGCAGACGCCATCACGCTGCACATTCCCGTTGCTGCACAGAACCGCGTCGGGCTCATCGAGAAAGCGGACGATGCGGTAGTGCGGCTGACGGCGGCGGAAGCGAACATTGCCGCGGTGCCGCCTCTCTTCCCCGTCATCAGGTAGGAGTTGTCCGGGGTCGACCACGCTGGCGAATTGGTATTTCGTGCCGATCGTTGTGATCGTCGCCGATACCGCCGCTTTTCGGATGACCACTTCGCCGTAGCGATCGTATTCAATCTCAGGCGTCATGATCTGCACTCGGCGTCCGGGGCGCACTGCATCCTTCAAGATCGAGCAGCGGAGCGAGATTGAGCCGGCGCCCGAGGCTTTGGCGCGCTGAGCAAACTCTTGCCGCTGGTCGCATCCATCGCGTAAAGGGCAACCGGCGCAGGGGAACACATGGGTCATGCGTCACCGCCTCTCGGCGCATCGTAGGCGGTCACAATCGACATCGCAGCCGACGTAAATCTCCCGCCCGCAATCCGGGCACTCGCCCTCGATCTCAGGCCTGCTGTTAAAGGGCGCGGGAAGATCGTGGATCGTCACGGGTCGGCAGAGATCAGCCCCAAGGGCGAGGTAGTCGGTGCGGGGCATCAGACGGTACTCGCCGCTAAAGACGCTAACAGTTCGGCATGGTCCGCGAACTGGCGCTCAGCGAAGCCCGCGATGATGCCGTGTGGCAAATCGGGATAGCGCTCGCCTGTGACCCATTGATCGTAAATCTCACGGATCATCGTTCTGGTGACATCGGGATAGCCGAATTCCCGCAGATTCCGGGCGACGGCTTCCATTGCGTCACTCAATGTTGGTCGTTTGCCCATCGTCTCGTCCCTCATCACCTGTATGGCGTGAGGGGATGTTGGCATTCCCAACGTTTGTCGTCAAGGAAATATGTTGGGAAACCCAACCAGCGTCAGAATGTCGCGTAGATCAGCTTTGCTTCGGGCTCTGGTTTCCGCGGAGCAGCATCTTGGCGAGCGATTTGATTTCGTCGACAGGATGGCCGCGGGTAGCGATGAGAAGGTCGGCCTCGTCCTCGGTCACCGTGACCGTGAATGTGCCCGGCGTGCCGGCGGGTTGGCTGTTCATCAGCCGGTCAAGCGATAGTCCTAGCGTCTTCGCCATGTCTGCTAGCATCCGTGCTCCCGCGCCGTCTCGTCCCGCTTCTATATTGGCGACGTGTGATCGGCTCTTCCCTACAGCCTCTCCCAGTTTAGATTGCGAAAGTTTTAATTCCTCTCGCTTTGCACGAATCATCGCGCCCAAGACAGGATCGCCCTGGGCGCGCTCGGCTCTGCCCGTTTTCTGTGCCTGCATTCGAGCATAATCGCACGGGCGCGCAAAGTCAGTGTTTGGCGTACCCAACATTTTAGGCTTGACCTTACGGGTTGGCAATGCCAACATCCTTTGGATGAAGACCATTGATGAAATCATTGAAGTCGCGGGAAGCCTAAGCGAGCTAGCCAAGGTCGCGGGGGTCGATCATTCGACCGTGATTTGGTGGCGCCGTAACGGCGACCGCGTGCCCACGGTAGATCGCGCAAAGCGCATCAGCGAAGGGCTCGGCATCCCGCTCTACGAATTGCGACCGGATATCTGGGCATCGCCACCAGAGGCCGCCTGATGGCCTTCGTTGAAATCTTCACCGATGGCGCTTGCGAGCCCAATCCCGGCCCCGGCGGCTGGGGCGCGATCATTCGCTTCGGCGCGACCGAGCAAGAACTTTGCGGCGCTGATCCGGCGACGACGAACAACCGCATGGAGCTGATGGGGCCGATCATGGCGCTTGAAAGCCTCTCGGTGTCCTGCAACGTCGTCATCGTCAGCGACAGCAAATACGTCGTGAATGGCGCGACCTCTGGGATGCCGAAGTGGCGCAAGCAGGGCTGGCGGCTGCGAAACTCATGGGATAGCAAGCCGCCTCTCAACCTTGATCTCTGGCACCGCCTCGACCGCGCGATAAGTCAGCATCATGTCCGGTTCCAGTGGGTGCGCGGGCACAACGGCCATATCGAGAATGAGCGCGCCGACCGGTTGGCCGTCGACGCGATGCGCCAAGCGCGCGTAGCCGTCTGACCCGCCATGCGCGCTTCCGCACCCTCCGCCGCGCGTAAGTCGGCATTCGACAAGATCGCCGAAGGGCTGAGGGAGGCGCTGGAGATTGCGCGCGGCTCCAAAGAGGCTGCGATCCACCCGATGCCCTGCGATCACCCGATCACGCTGCTCTGCGATCGCTGCGCCACCTATCACCTCGATCAACTGCCGACACGGAGGCCGCGATGATCGTCCTCGACCTCCTGCTCGTCTGGGCGCCGCTCTCCTTCGCTACGGCGATATTTGTCGGCGCGTTCTGCGGTGTTGGGGGTGGGGAGAGATGATCGTGCTCTGCCTCACCAATTTCGCAGTCAACGCCTTCTGTATCGACTACTTGATGGCGTATGGCGGCGATGTTCCCGGATGGAAGCTGGCAATCAGCATTTTCGTCGATCTCTTGACAATGATCTACGCAACTCATTGGTGCTGGTCGCGTCGATGAGCGCCCCATTCAATCACCTCACACCCGAGCTTTGCCGTCGCGGGCGCGTCGGTAGAGGCCATGCCATCCGGCATGGTTCGTTTCTCCCTCCTAAACTTAGCCGGCGCTCTTCGGGGTGCCGGCTCCTTTTCGGAGAGGATGGGGACAACAGAAAAAGCGCCACCGGTCAGGGCGACGCTTTTTAGATAAGGGGAAACCGACAAATGTTTGAAGCCAAGAGTATAGAACGACCGGACGTTGGGGCAAGCCTTTTCAGCCGCCTCGGCAAGACGCCGTTCAAAAAGCAGCTTGCGTGGCACGCCAACTGCGATGAGCCGACCGCATGTGTCATGACCATCACGCCGCTGATGGCCGACGAACTGTTGCGGCGCAACCAAGGTGAAGATTACCGCAATCGCACTCTCTCGGCGTCGACGCTCGACAAATACACCAACGAGATGCGGCGTGGCTGGAAGTTGACGGGCGAGACGGTCATTCTCTCGAAGTCCGGGCGGCTCCTCAATGGGCAGCATCGGTTGCACGCCTGCATCGCCTCTCAGCGCGAGTTCCAGACCTTTGTTGTCTTCGGTGTCGATGACGACGCTTTTGCCTTCATGGACGTTGGGCGCAAGCGCACGGCCGGCGACATCTTCTCCATTCACGGCGTCGCCGATGCGAACAAAATGGCATCGGCGACACTGTGGATTTGGAAGTACCACAACACAAAGATGATGAACCCGGAGGCCGGCAAGGGGCCAACTCCGGACCAGCTTTATAGCTACTACTTGGCGCAGGCTCCCGATCTGCCAAAATCGGTTGCTCCCGGAAGCCGGTTCAGGGATTTGGCACCGCCGTCGCTGATGACCGCGCTTCATCATCTGTGCTCCCTGAAAAACGCAGAACAGGCGATGCGGTTCTTCGATGGTGCGGCATCCGGCATAAACTTGGGCGCTAAAGATGCCGCGCTAAAGCTCCGCAATAGGCTGATTGAGGGGCGCACGGGCGGCGAGCGGTTGTCTGACATTTATATCGCCGCCTTTACGGTCATGGCTTGGAATGCTCTGCGCCAGCGCCGCAGCATCGGCATCTTCCGTTGGCGCGGTGAACAGAACCCGACCCAGTCGTTCCCGAGCATCATCTGATGGAACTCCACCGCATCGCAGTTGGCGATATCGAGATCGTGGGCGCTCGTCGCGATGCGGACGCTGAGCGGATTAAGACGCTCGCCGAGTCGATGAGTGTCATTGGGCTCCAGACCCCGATATCGGTCTGGACGCCCGATGACGGCGAGACAGTACGGCTGGTGGCCGGGCGGCATCGATTGGAGGCCGCCCGGCTCCTCGGCTGGGATCGCATTGATTGCGTGGTGGTGAGCCTCTCCGCTATCGATCGTCGGCTGTGGGAAATCGCCGAGAACCTTCACCGTGCCGAGCTGACCGTCGAACAGCGCGCCTCCGCCATCGCTGAATGGATCGGGTTGATTGACGAGCGGACGGCGGCAAAACCTGGGCAAGTTGCGCAAGTTTCCGCCAAGGGTGGACGAGGTATCACTGGTGGCCTCAGCGCGGCAACTCGCGAACTGGGTATCGAGCGCACCGATGCGCAGCGTGCGGTCAAGATCGCGGCGCTGGACCCGGAGGCCAAAGCCGAGGCCCGCGCCCTTCATCTCGACGATAATCAATCCGCTCTTCTGACGGCCGCCAAACAGCCGAGCAAAGAAGAACAGTTGCGCTCCTTGCGAGAGCACGCCGCCGCGCGTTCCGCACCGCGACCGCAACCGCCGGCCCGTGATCCGCTGAATGATTTTGAGACGGTCGAGCGACAAGTGGATTCCCTTATGGCCGCATGGAACAAGGCCGGCCCGGAGGCGCGTGAAATCTTCATGTCCCGCGTGGATATGCCCGTCGCCGACAACACCATCGCCTTGCGAGCGGTGAAGTAGATGACTGACCGCAATCACCTCGTCCGCGCCCATGAGTACCGGAAGATCGCCGACGCAATCGAGCGCGGCGGCCTCGTCCGGGCCATCGAAGAGACGGTCGCCGAGGATCATGATCTGACCCTTGCGGATTGCGACACCATCGCGAGTTGGTTCGGTGAGGAAACCTCATTCGTCTCCATGCTCCGGCGCATGGCTGACGATCTGCGGAGGCTGCATTGAGCGCGACTAACTACTTTTTGACGGGAGCTGAACCGGACGAAGTGTGGCCGTTGATCCGCGCTCACCATTATTCGCGGAGAATGCCCGTAAACATTCAACACTGCTATGTTGCGCGCGGTGGGGGCGGCCTCTTCGGCGATTATGGCGATGTGTTCGCTGCGGTAATATTCAGCATACCGCCGACCCGCTGGACCGAAGAAGTGATCGAGCTGTCGCGCCTTGTGCGTGTTGCTGAATTCACAGAACCGTTGTCCAGGCTCATTGCCTTTGCTTGCGGGGGCCTCAAAAAGCACGGCTGGCTCATCGCGGTTGGTTTCGCTGATCGGCAACAAGGGCATCACGGCGGCGTCTATCAGGCTGCCGGCTGGCATTATTCCGGGTGCCGGGATCGGCGCATGGATGGCGTTACGGTTAATGGGGTCTTCAAGCCGGGCCGATCCTGCAACTCTAAGTGGGGAACACAAAGCCCCGATAAGCTGCGCCAAATCCTGCCTGGTCATGTCATTGATCCTCATTTTGATGATGGCAAACATTTGTATTGGCGTCCGCTTGTGGTGGCAGGGCGTTCGCGCGCTCGGCGCCTTGGCCTCAAGGAATTTCCATATCCCAAGCCTAATGCGGCCCGTCCATTGGACGAACCTCTTCCCAGGGGCGTGAGCGATGCGCAACCCATCGGGGCCGCTCCACTGATCATCGGGTTGGGCTGATGACATCACTTTTCACCCTTTTGCGGAACACCCGCAGAGCAAGCCGCCGTTGTGCCTTGGGGAAGGCCGTCCGGCATCGGTTCGGGGGAGCCGCGCTGCTCTGCGGGTGTCGTTGTATCTATGATCTCTCGTATCCGGTCGGGGTCGAGGCGCTCTACCAAGCGCCCCACAATGACACCGATCCTCACCAATCCATTCGTCCGTCCTCCGCGTCGCCTCGTTGCTGTGTCCGCCATGCCCCCGAACTTATTGGTGAGCGTGACGGATGGCGAGCGAACAAGGCGGCACTAATGATGCCATTTCAGCGAAGAAAAAGATGACTGCCGACTACGGACAGCGCGCCGCACTGGCGCTTGATCGACTGACGCCGAACCGCAACCGAAACAAAGCGGTCGAGCGGATTTTTCTGTGTTGCCCGCGTGAGGCCCGCAATCTGCGGAACGGCCTTCATTGGACGATCGACCGGCTTAACCAGGCGAGCGCCGTGCTGGGGGCGGCGTTCGATGCCTTGTTGGCCGGGACACCGGCAAACGAAGCCGTTCATACGGCCGAAATGTTGGAAATAGCCGCGCGTCTGGCGCGGATCGAGGAGCGTTTTGATGATGCGGTGGTGGGGAAAGATGCGCCGGTCATTCCACCGACGCGCGGCACTTCGATTGACGGCCCTGGCCGAGAGGTGCCCCCGACCAGCAGAGAAGCGGCGGCTGCGGGATGCGGTCAAACGACATTTGCAGAAAATCGCTGAGGGCCGATTGCAATGACCGCAGCCGAGCTACAGGCATGGCGTGACACCGCGCAGCCGGGCGAACGCCGTATCTACTTCACCGGCTTCCTCGGAAGGACGGCAGAGTTCGTCCTGAAAGAGATCGTCGGTGCCGCATACCTCGCAGGGTGGCTCGATCTCACACAGAAGCGTCTTGGTGACGAGCGGTATCAGTATTTCATCACGCGCCGCCGTGTGCGTGACCCGGTCGAGCGGTTCTGGCGAGCCAACACAGAAGAGCTCCGGAACGACTACCACCGCCCGCGTCATGCGGTTGCGGCGGCGGATTGAAAGGAATGCCGTTGCGCGGCCGGCTTTTGTCGCGAGGGGAACTGACACATGGCCACAGCAGCAGTCAAAGAGGACGAGCAAGACGCGCTTCCCAGTACCGATACGCTTTACGGCGATCTCCGCGACGCGATCCTCGATCGCCTGCGGGCAATGCCAAAACCCTACACCGTCATGTCGGAGCAAGAACAGCGCGAGATGATCGAAGGCGTCGAGCGTGTCTCCGCGCATCTCGTGAACGAGGCCGTCAAACTCATCGCGGCCAATGGCAAACCGACAATCACGGCGACGGTCGAACAGTGCACGGCCAAGGACGGGATCAAGGTTGTACTGAAGGCATCCCGCCACGATCCGCTGCGGTATGAACTTCTCGATGCGGTCGGCAAGTCGGCGCTGATCGTGGTCGCGGATTGCGAGCCGTACATGGGCGAGAAGGCACCAGCCAAGCCCGATCCCGATCAGACCGCGCTTGTCGACCCGGATACCGGCGAGATCATGCCGTTCAAGGGCCGCGATAAGTGACGGATGGCTCTATAACCGTTTGCCTTTTGGGCGAGCCCGTAGCCTGGGCGCGGGCTCGCCTTGGCAAGCGCAACATCCCCTTCACGCCGGCCCGGCAGCGCAACAACGCCGTCGCGCTCAAACTGCTAGCGCAACAGGAGATGGCGGGGCGCGTGCTCTTTGATGAGGCCATTTGCCTCGATCTCACTGTCGAATTTGCGATCCCAAAGAGCTTCTCGAAAGCAAAGGCCGCAAGTGCGCTACGCCGGGAACTTCGACCGACAAAAAAGCCGGACCTCTCCAATCTGGTCAAGCAGGTCGAGGATGCACTGAACGGCGTGGTATTCCGCGACGATGCACTGATCGTCGAGTACGGCACCTTGCAGAAGGTTTACAGCCATCAGCCTAAGATTGTCGTGACGGTGCGCCCCCTGGTGAGCGCATGACCCCGTATACCGCCCGGAGGTATGGATGAGCGGTCCGGAGCCTCACGCGATCAGCTGCCGCTCTACGGACCGTACCAACGGAGACAACGTGAACGCGCCGCAGATTGCTGAAATACAGCACGCCGTCGCCGGGCGGTTCGGAATATCAACGGGCTGGCTCGACGAGGCCGATGTTGTCATGGGCGGCAGTTACGGCAGCCGGCGTCGCCAATATGCGAGGCCGCGCCAGGTCGCAATGTACCTTTGCTGCATCCTCACGCGGAACAGCCTTCCCATGATCGGGCGCCGTTTTGGTGGCCGCGATCATACCACCGTTCTGCACGCGCGGCGCAAGATAGCTGACCTCGTCGAGGTCGACGGCGAATTGGCCGCAGACGTGGCCGCGATCGTTAAGGCTCTGGAAGAGCGCCGATGGCGGCACATCCGCGGAAGGTCTTACGGAGGCAATATGACCACGCCGCACATAGCAGGGATAGGGCAGAGCTCAAATAGGCCCGGATCGTGGAGCGACACAGATGAAGCTCTCTTGGTCCGCGTTTGGACCTCCGACTTATCGGTCGAACAGATCGTGGCTCTGTTTCCGGGTCATGGTGAGGGCGCGGTCAGGCAGAGAGCGAAGAAACTCCGAAAGGCGGGACTGCCGATCGGCGAGCGCCCAATCACGTATGGCGCGCCGACATGGCCGCACGAGCGCCGCCAGTTCGCCGGCCCCATTCCTGGAGCGCCTTCCGACATGTTCGCCGACAGCCCGCAAGCAGCGGACGACCATGGCTCCGCGGGGTCCATATCGCGGGCGATCACGCGCTCTCCTTCGGGATGCAGCGCAGCGTTTTAACTGAACACATTTTTAGCGCTGGGGAGAGCGCGACGCACATGGGCCAAGGCTATTACACGATCCAGCGCGGATGGATGGAGCACCCGATTTTCGGGTCGCCGAACCGCGAGCCGTTGAGCCGGCACGCCGCATGGATGTGGCTGGTCGAGAAAGCCGCATTCAAAGCGACGGCTGCCAAGATCGAGGGGCAAATGGTGGAGCTCGCCCGCGGCGAGTTGTCGATCAGCATACGAGATATGGGGGGTCAGTGGGGCTGGCCTACTACGAAAGTCGCGCGTTTCGTTTCAGAATTGTACCAGCATCGTTTCATCGGTACGAAAAAAATAGGCCGGCAATTCCTTATAACGATCTGCAATTACAACGACTTTTCGTACCAGAAAGACGAGAAAAATAGTACCGATGAAACGAAACTGGAACGATCTTGGAACGATTTTGCCCCGGATACGCGCGCGTCTTATCAAGGGGTTGAAATAAGGAAAGAAGAAGAAGGTTCGCTTCGCTCACCTATCGTGCGCGCGATCCCGAAATCCTTCGATGGCTGGTACGCCGAGTACCCGCACAAGGTCGGGCGGGCCACTGCCGAGAAGGCCTATCGCTCCGCTCTGGCACGAGCCAGCCCCGAACGGCTGCTGGAGGGCTTGCGCCGCTATGTGGCGACCAAGCCTCCAGATAGGGCGTGGTGTAACCCCGCGACTTGGCTGAACGGAAACCGCTGGCTCGACGAGCCGGCGCAGAATGACGGGAAATTGGATAATGGACGAGGTTTCGCGGGCCGGATCAGTCCCCACGACGCTGAACTCGCAGCGTTCGATTACGTCACCCGAGCGTGAAATTGCGGGGGTTGTCGCTCGCCTTCTGCTGCATTTCTGGGCTGGGCAAATCTCTGATGCGGCGCGGGCGTCGATGGCGAAAGATTGGGTCGACGATCTGAAAGGGTTCGGCCCCGAAATCGTCGCTGACGCGTGCACGGATTGGCGGCGCACGCAGAGCAAGCGCCCGACGCCGGCCGATATCCGGGCACGCTGCATCGCGATCAACCACGATCGGCACGAGGATGCCCGCCTCAAAGCTCTGCCGGCACCCCGACGCCCCGAGCGGAGAGCCCTGACGGATTACGAAAGCCTAGAGGCTCGATCGTTCGCCAACGACTGGGCGCGGAAACAGGGCTACGACGATTTCGACGCGTATCTTGAGGCTGGCGGCACCTATGCGGAGGCGTGCAAGAAGATCGTGAACGTTGCCGATGCGCCGGAAGCCTCTGTGCGTCGGAGCGAGCAACCCTCGCCCGAAAAGCTCGCCGCTGATCGTCAATCCCTGATCGATACCGGACTTATGGAAGATGAGGAGCCGTAGATGCTGATCCGCCACGACGAGGACGAGTGGGAACTCACTTACGAGCATCGCACATGCGCGTTTCACGAGAGAAGTCCGGGGATCACGTACGCCGGGTGTACGTGCATGACCAGCATCGGCGGAAAGCGACGCACCCCTGCCGAGGTCGCGGCGATCAAAGCGAGCCGTCGCATCGATCACGAAGAGGCCGTCTTGCGTGAGGCCGAAGAAATCCTACGACGCCGAAACACCCCAAGGAGAACATCATCATGAACAAGCAAGAGCTGATCGCCGCCGTTTCGTGGGACACGGGCCTAACTAGTCGCGACGCGGCTGCGGCTGTGAGTGCGGTTTTTCACCGTATCGTGACTCAGATGAGTGTGGGAGATGGCGTGCGCCTCGCCGGCTTCGGTAGCTTCACCATGAAGCACCGTCGGACCGCGATGCGCCGCAACCCCCGCACCGGAGAGCCCGTTGAGGTTCCGGCACATACGGCGATCGTCTTTAAGCCAGCCGGGGCGTTCAAGGATCAAATCAATGGGCGATGATCGCTGCGTGGTGATCCGTCTCGCCAGCAATTCACGTAATCGGGGAAAGTGATCTTTGGGGAACAGGAAATCATGGTGCCGTGGACCATCATCGTCACGAAGCCGGGCGCGGAAGAGATCGCGGCCAAAAGCATTCGCCAGGCCGGAAATCGGTCGTTGCTGCTGACCTATCGCAAAATTTACTGGCCGCATGGGCGCGATCGGCCTTATGCGCTCCGAATGCTGCCGCTTCTGCCCAGTTACGTCTTTGTTCAGGACTGGCGCGGCTTCGCTCAGCCCGTATCCGGCACGGTTGGCCCCATGCGGATGAGCGGAGAAATCGCGGTCATGGGCGATGAGGAGGTAATGGGCCTGTGGCGGAAAGAGATGGCGGGAGCATTTGACGAGCCTCGGCCGGGAGACAAGCGTGCCCGCCGCCCCGATCTGACCATTGGAGGAGCTGTGGCGTTCGATTTCCACGGTTCCCGCATCGAGGCTATCATCGAAGGATTGAGCGGAAGCGGAAAGGCGATCATCCGCAATATGCTTGGCATAAAGATGACCGTCGACGAGCGCGAGCTAGAGTTGGTGTGAGATTGACGGCCTATCCCAATATGTGCGATAAGAACGCATGCGCGGTGTTCACGCGGCGGATAGCCGGGGTGGAACCGCGCGGTAGCATTGCTGGCTGCGGTAGCATTGCTGGCTGGCGCATTATCTCGCCGCGATGCCGGCCCTCCCGGCCGCCACGCCCATCTCAGCCACGACATTCGGCTGCCGCGACAGCGCCCCATAGGCGAATATGCCCGCGCCGACGACGACAATCACCAATATCAAAACCCGCATGTCCTTCGCTCCCACAGAGCGGAAACCCTACACCCGCTATCTCTCTCGTGAAAGAGCGAGCATGACCGTCCTTAGTGCAGCCAAGCGCAAAAAGATGCCGAGCTCGGATTTTGCTGGTCCGGGCCGCAGCTTCCCGATGAACGACGCGACCCATGCTAGGCTCGCCATCAGTGGCGCAACGCGGTCAGAGCGCGCCGGCAATATCAGCGCCGCAACGGAAGCGCGCATCAAGGCTGAAGCGCGGCGCAAGCTCGGGATCAAGGCGAAGTAGCCGGATGCCCATCGGTCGCCCCTCAAAATACAGCCCGGCCTATTGCGAGGAGGTCGTGACCTTCTGCGATCAAGGTTATTCGCTGACTGCATTCGCTGGCGAGATCGGCGTCGCGCGTTCAACGATCAACGAGTGGATCGCGGAATTTCCAGCATTTTCAGAAGCCGTAGGGCGCGCGAAGTCAAAACGGGCCCGCTGGTGGGAGGATCGGGCGCGCGGAGTGGCGAGTGAAGGCGGCCAAAGTGGGCAGGCCACAATGGTCATATTCGGCCTCAAAAACCACGCGCCCGAGGACTTCCGCGAGAAGACCGAGATCGTTGGCGCTGACGGCAAGGATCTGATTCCGCCCGAGGCTGATCATACGAAGGTCGCGCTGGCGCTGCTGGGCATCCTGCACGGGGCGAAGAAGCCCGAATAGGGGCGGCATTCTACCGTAGATATTCACCGAGTGCCAAAATTCTCGGGGAAACACCCTCTTCTCCAAAATCCTTGTACATCTCTGGTTGAAAGAGACCGAATGACCCTGTTGGGGCGTCGATACGGCGCGGCGCTTGCCGGGCTGGCGATAGTCTGCACGCCGATCGTGGCGAGCGGGCAATCGGTCCCGGTGTACCAGAGCGGCACGCTTACCCTGCCAGGCGGTCTCGCTAAGTTCTGGCGCGATGGTCAGATCGGCGATGCGGGCAATGTGCTGGGAGACGCGAACGGACGCGGTGTTCTCCCGTTCGCGGTCGAGGACAGCCTTGGCCCCGGGGTGTGTGCCAACACGGCGGCGACGGGTGGCGATTATCGGGCGTTCTGCCTCGGTCATGATGCGGACGGCAACGCGCTTCTGACGGTCGACAGCTTTGGTCTCTCGGATCAAGGGGCGCACATCCGCATCAACGGCCAGACCTATTCGATCCCCGGGCAGGGGAACGGAAACGTCGTCGGCCCGCTAACCACGGTCGTCGGCAATGGGATGTTGTGGAACTCGACCGATGGCACTGCGGCGGCGGATGCGGGCGGGACATTTGCCCCGCTGATCGAAACGAACACCGTGCTCAAGGCGCGTTCGACCGCATCGATGCCAGCCCGGGTGCGACGCATAGGATTCTATGCGGCGGGCGATGTGCCGCCCCTCGATTATATTGCCAGCAGCTCGGCGTGTGGCCTCAATACCGGCAATGGCGATGACGGCTCAGAGGTCAAGAGCGCGGACAATAAGTGCTGGCTCGCTGTGTTCCCTGCGTCAGGGGCAGACATTCGCGAGTGGGGCGTCGTCGCGGACGGCGGCGCGACCGACAACAGCACCGCCCTCGCTGCGAGCGTGGCGTGGGCTGTCGCCAATCATGGTAAGTTGCTCCTACCCCCCGGTCTGATTGGCTTTGAAACCGCGCAGGCGTGGGGCGCTTCCGGCGCATCGAACTGGGGCATTTACGGAAGCGGGCCGGCGTCGGGGTTCCTCTATACGGGCGCCGGGACCACTGGCGACCTTATCGCGATCGGGTCGACTTCTGGCTCTGCCTCGCAAGGGCTCGTGTTCAAAAATTTCAGGATCGCGTCCAACACGGTGATGACGACGAGCGCCGCCTTTCACCTGGAGCAAGTCGGGCATACCTCACTGTGGAACGTCGATATTGACGGGCAGGAGGGTAACGGCAATCTCTGGAACGGGCTGTGGTGCGACCAGTGCGATCATGTCTCTTCGTATGAAGGGCAGGCATCGGCGCAAAATGATGGTGTCGAGGTCAACGGCGGCGTCGGCGCCGGTAAGTTCAAAGCTGATTTCTGGATTATCGGGGGCAAGATCAGCCCGGCCAACGGCAAAGCGATGGCCGTGGGCATCCATATTGGCGGTGCGTTTGGTGGGTTCCACCTGATCGGCGACGTGACGAGCGCGGGGACCAATGTGCTGGTCGATAACGCGCTGGCCGATGAGGTAAACCGGGAAATCTTCCTCGAAAAAGGCGCGACGATCGATAGCTCGGCGATCGGGCCGAATGTCGAGATCAATGATAGCCACGGCGGGGATTTGATTCAGATCGCCGGATGGGTGGCGAGCGCGGCCACGTCCAATATCGACATAAAAGCAATGGCTGGCGGAGTGGTCAGCATTTCCTCGCCCTTTATATTCAATGCCGGGACCGACGGCATTCTTGTTGAAGATGGCGACGTTGTTGTTGATACGTCGAGCGCGACGGCCATCATCAACAATGGTGGATATGGGATCAATTGCACGGCGGAGAACGCCGGCATAAATCCCGGAGCCTTGCCGGTGGGCAACAGCACAGCATCCTACAGCGCGGATTGCGGAGCGATCCAGCGAACCACTTATACGCCAACAGTTGGCTGTGGAAGTGGCACAAAGTCGGATATCACGGCGACGGGCACTTATGTGGTCGACAGGCTGCGCAAGATCGCAACGTTCCAGGCCGTTATCACCGATACGACTAACGGGTCATGCGCCACTGATCTGAGTATCACTTTGCCGACCACGGCGACGGAAGCGACGGTCGTTGCGGGACAGGCGACGGTGGTTTCGGGGAGTATGCTGGTGGGGTTCGTCCCGAGCAATAGCGCGACGATGCTCATCCATAATTACGACAACACCTACCCCGGCGCGGACGGCGAAACGCTGATTGTCTCCGGCACCTATCAGACGCAATGACCATGCGCGGGAAGAAAGCGATGATGAGAGTTCTGATCGTGGTTGCGGCGCTGCTGCTGCCTGTCGCGGCGATGGCGGAACCGCCGACTGGTGTAGCGATCACGCAAACCGTGGTCACGTTGTCGGCCGCGACCGATGGACCGCTCAACGCAGGGCCGGCCGATCGCTCGTTGTGCCTCCAGAACATCGGCGACGATGATATGACGCTCGCGTTCAATGGCACTGTGGCTGTCGCGGGGCAGGGCTGGCTGGTAGCCAAAGACGGCGGCGTCAAATGCTGGGAAGCTGGGACGGTGCCGACCGGGATCGTGCACGGGATCAGCACTGTGGGCTCGACAATCATAGTGCTAGAGGGGCGCTAGACCCTGCTCGGCACATTGCTCGCGGCTCTGGTGAAGCCGTCAGGCGCCAATCGTGACGCCGTAGGGGCGAACGCGCTGGCGGAATTCCTGTCGCTCCCGGCAACGGAACAGCTGAAAACCCTCGAAGGCGATCTTGCGCGGCTCAGCGAAGACCAACGGGGGCAAGTCGTCAAGGCGCTGGGTTCGGCGCTCAGCCAGCCGTTTATCCCGCTCCCTGGCCCGCAGACGGCGGCGTTGCGCAGCCTCGCGGATGAACTGCTGTTTGGCGGGCAGGCGGGCGGCTCGAAATCGTATCTCCTGCTCGGCTGCGCGGCGACCGAACACCAACGTTCGTTGATCCTGCGCCGACAATCGACCGAGCTTGACGGGCTGATCGCCGATCTCCACCAGATGCTCGGCCGTGACGGCTGGCGCTACGAAGGGAACGGCGGGACACATAGCCAAGGGCCAAGGACGATCCGGCTTGGCGGCTGTCGGGAACCGGACGACTGGAACGACTACGCTGGCAGACCGCGTGATTTTCTCGGTCTTGATGAAGCCGGGGAGTTTCTGGAGGAACAGGTTTCGGCGCTGATCGGCTGGGTACGATCGACCGATCCGAAACAGCGGTGCCGCGTCATCATGGCATCCAATCCGCCGCGCGGTGCGGAGGGGTTTTGGGTTGTCGAGTGGTTCGCGCCGTGGCTTGATCCGGGGTTTCCCAATCCCGCACAGCCCGGGGAATTGCGCTGGTTTATCGTCGTCAAAGGCAAGACGCGCTGGGTCGATGGCCCCGGTCCATATCATGTCGACGATGAGGATTATACGGCGCGCTCGCGGACCTATCTGCCGGCGACGCTCGACGATAACCCTTTTCTGGCTCGGACAGACTACCGGGCGACACTGCAAAACCTGCCGGAACCGCTTCGTTCTCAGCTTCTCAAGGGTGACTTCTTCGCCGGGCGCGAGGATGCGGCATGGCAAGTCATCCCCTCGGATTGGATCAGACTGGCGCGGCTGAGGTGGACGCCGGAACACCCGAAGATGCCGATGACGGCGTTAGGTGTCGATGTCGCGCAAGGCGGTCCCGATCGCACGACCCTCGCCCCACGCTACGGCAGTTGGTTCGCGCCTGTAAAAGCGGTCGATGGGGTCGACACGAAGGATGGGCCTGCGGTCGCGGGGCATGTGTTCAGCGTCATGCGGGATGGCTGCACGGTGGTTATCGATCTCGGCGGTGGTTGGGGCTCGACGGCTTACGGGCATCTCCGCACACAACTCCCCGAGGATGGGGTTGTGGGGTTCTTTGGGATCGGCCCAAGCCACGCGATGAGCGCGAACGGGATCGAGCGGTTCGCCAATAAGCGCGCAGAAGCATGGTGGCGCTTCCGTGAAGCCTTGGACCCCGAGACTGGCGCCGATATCGCGCTTCCCCCTGACCCGGAGTTGGCCGCCGAACTGGCGATGCCGCAACGAGTGCCGGAAGCGAAGACGATCCAGATCGAGATGAAAGAGCAGATCCGGAAGCGGTTGGGCCGGTCTCCCGATAAGGCGGATGCCGTGGTCATGGCCTGGGCACACGGTGATGAGCGAGCGGCGATGCGGGGAATGCCGCAACCTCTCCAGACGAAGGCCCGGGTTGGGTATGAGCGCGTCAAGCGGCGTCGGTAATTCTTACGAAAGGTCTCTGTCATGCCGGATTCTCAACAGTGGATGTACGATCGCCCGCATTACGTGACGGCGGTGGTGGCGACCGATGGCTCGAACGCCACGCTCGTGACGCTGACGTTGAAGAACAACAACGGCAAGCCAGTTGGCCCGAAATCGTTTTTGGTGTACCTGAGCGACAGCGCGACGGGGCTCGGGCTCACGGCGACGACGGCCTCGGGTACGGTCACGGACAAGACCGCTGGCACCACGGGCCAAATCCTCAGCACCTTCGTCGCGAAAAAGGCGCTGATGGTGCAAAACATCGCCAACGGCACCTATGAGCTGTCGATCACCGATACGTCGAAGACCGCGTTCAAGGTCTGCGTCGAGATCGACGGGATCGTGTATGTCCCGCTGACCCTCGCGGCCGGGAATTACGGCTGATGTCTGCTCTGCTCGCGACGTTGGCTGATGGCCGGCGTCATAGCCATTGGCGCGCGGGCGTGCGGATAGCGGCACCGTTCACGGTTGAGCGGAAGCGCTATCAATCGCTGTTCAGCGGGCCGCCAAAGCCTCCGCCTCCCCCGCCTCCGATGCCGATGCCCGATCCGAACGACCCTGCCGCTTTGGCCGCGCAGCAAAGCGCGATCGGAGCTGCGGCAGCGCGTTCTGGCCGAGCATCGACGCTCTTGTCGGGCAACCAAAACAACTATGCCGGCACCAAGTTGGGCACCCCGTAAGACACGATGCCCACTGGTGACGAAAATGCGGCCGAGCTGAAGCGGCGCGAGGACAAGCTTTTCAATCGGAAGAGCAACCTCGACGCGCTCAATCAGGAGCTCGCATACAATTTCTGGCCGGAGCGCGCGGATTTCACGACAGAACGCTCGCTCGGCACGGAATACGCGATCGATCTGTTCGACTCCGCTCCGGTGCTGAGCCGCCGCGATCTCGGGAACGCACGGGCCTCGATGCTGCGCCCTCGGGGTCAGGAATGGGCCAAAGTACAGGCGGCTGACGAAGGGATAAACGAGCGCACTGAGGTCGCAGCGAAGCTCGATCAGGTCAACCACCTGATGCGCACGCTGATGTACCAGCAGAAGACGGGATTTGTCCGGGCACAGAAAGAGGCCGATCAGTTTCTCGTGACCTTTGGCAACGCGGTGCAGTCGGTCGAGACGATCATGAGCGATGCCGGCCGCCGGCAATTGCTGGTGCGGAACTGGCATCTCCGCGATGTCGTGTGGCTTGACGACGAGAACGGGGTCAATCAGGATTTTGTCGCCCGGCGGTTCAAAGCCTCGGCCCGGCATATCATCCGGCAGTTTCCCAAAGCCAATGTGCACCGGGAAATCAAAGAGGCGGCGGAGAAGGAACCCGATAAGGAGTTCAAGCTCTGCCACGTCATGATGCGTGCTGATGAATATAGCTTCTACAAGAAGCCGGGGCGCAAAGCTCCGTGGGCCTCGGTCTATTACGACAGCGACCATCAGACTTTGTTGCGGGAAGCGCCGAGCACGCGGTTCCGCTACGTGGTGCAGCGCTGGGAAACCCTGACCGGCACGCAATACGCGATCTCTCCCGCCGCGCTGACGACCCTTTCCGATGCGCGCGGTATGCAGATGATGGCGCGGATTCTGCTGGAGGCCGGCGAAAAGGCGCTCGACCCGCCGATGAAGGCGACGCGGGGTGCCGTCAAGTCGGAAATCGACATGGGCGCCTCCGGGATTACCTGGGTCGACAAGGCGTATGACGAGAAGATGGGGCCAGCGATCGAGCCGCTGCTGCCGCACAACCAGAACATCGCGATCGGGGCCGAGCTGATCCAGATGAAGGCCGCCGCCATAAAAGACGGTTGGTATCTGACAAAGCTCAACCTCCCGCAGCAGGCCAAGACGGCGTTCGAGACGGCCCAACTCGTCGAGGAATTCATCCGCGCGAATATCCCGCTATTCGAGCCGTGGGAAGCCGACACCGAGGCGGTACTGAGCGCGATCTTCGATGCGTTCATGGATATGGGGGCATTTGGGCCGGCGGAGAGCTGGCCGCGCGCCCTGTCTGGATCGGACCTGGAGTTCACGTTCTCCAATCCCCTCCAGGACGCGATGGAGCGCAACAAGGTCAACCAGGCGACGACCGTGCTCGGGCTCGTGGCGGGCGCTAGACAGATCAACCCCGATGCCGGCCATGCGGTCGATGTGATCAAGATGGTGCAGGACGGTGCGCGGGGCTCTGGGGGACCGGCTGACTGGATCACGCCGGATGACCAGCTCAAGGCGACACTGACAGCCAACGCGGCGGCGGGGAATGTCGTCGCCGGGATGCAGGCGGCGGGACAAGCGGCGCAGATCGTCGGCCAAGGGGCTGACGCAGCGGCGAAGGTCAACGGGTTGCTCAATCCAGCGCAGCCGGCCGACCAGCAAGTGCCGTATGGCCCCACGTAGATGCGTCTTAAAGACTTAGAGGCCGATGCTCAGGTCGAAGTGCCGCGCGAGACCGGCCGCGCCGTGAAGGCGCTGGCGGCTGGTCGAGCGAGCGAGCTTCAGCAGATAGAGGCATACCGTTTCATCCTCGACAACCTCGCCGGAACCGACCGGATGAGCTTCGTGCTCGCCGATGATGTGCCGATGGTCATGGCCTGGCGAGAGGGCCGCCGATTTGTCGGGCTTCAGCTTCGCCGGATCGTCGCGGCGCCGATGGTCGAAGAACCCGAACCCGAATTGCCGCCCGCACGGACGATGACCGAGCGCGCCAAGCGGCGACCGAAATCTATCTGAACCGAATTCCGCAGCAGCCACTGCGGATAGAGCGCGATGGACGAACATAGGAGCTTCATCGGCCCCGGTGTACGACATCGTACCCCTGTATCGCGCCGGGCGTGGCTGGCCGGGCGCCGATGGAGACACACATGATGGATCAACGCGGAGCAGATTGGAAAGGCGGCGGTGAATTAAAGGCGCTGCATCGGATTATGCGTCCTGGCGAAGAGAACGACGCCGCCGACATGCTTCCGCCTCGGACGCACAATGGACCGCCAGCAGCGGTGTTCAATGTGTCGGCCGAGGATATCGAGATCGAAGCGCAGGCATCGATTGTTGACAAAGCGCTTGGGGAAAGTATCGAGGCTGACAAGTCAGCAGAAAGTAAGCGGCATCGTGTGGGATGCGAACTTGCGCGACTTCAAGAAATCTTTTTCAAACACGCCCATACAATATATCAATCGCGATTGAACAAGATGAGAGAGTTGCGAAGCGAAGGTCTAAGTTACGAAGACATCGGAAAGGAAGTCGGTCTCACGCGGGGCGGCGTTGTTAGAGTCATCAATAATTCTGAGACTCATTTAGAACAGACGAGAGATGGGCGCGTGTTCTATAAATGGGCCGCAACGCGCTTCGGATTGTCGAAATCGAACCTTACCGCTTATTTGCGTCTCGGAACTCTTGGTGAACGCGAAATAAAAAGACTTAGAAAACACGGTAAAAGCGGAAGCGCCAACTATAGAGCGCTTGCCCAGTTGGTGAAAGCTGAAGAAAAACAGAAGGTCTCTCCGACCATCTTCAAAAAAGCGTTCATGGCGCTACAGCTCCCAGCCCGCAAGGCAACGCTCCTGTGGGCATGTTCGTCGCTCATCGGCAGCGAAGATCCTCAGGAAATCGCACGCTGGTTTGCCGAAGCGCTGGCCCGGAGATGACCATGATAAACAATCGCAAACCTAAGCGGCGCTCATCTAGCGAATAACCGCTCTTCTATCCCGTCGTCCGCAGCCACGGACGTAAGGCGCTGCCAAATTAACCAATAATCCGCTGCCGGCCATCGGCAGTCGCAGGCAGCCACCTGTGTAGGCGCCCCACCTTCTTGGGGCTTTCCCATGCTGATTGACTGGAAAGATTGGGGCGCACCGCGCCTGTGTTTTGCTACGACCGAGGGCGATGGCAATGCCGGCGGCGGAGGCGAAGCGCCTCCCGCTAGTACGGAAGGTGCTCCGGCCGCTACGGGTGCCGAGGCTACCGCACTGGGCGGCGGCACTGAGGCAACCGAAGGCGAGCACCCCGTATCGTGGCGCGAGGACTGGCGCGAAGCTCTGGCCGGCAGCGACGACGCGGCGCTCCGCCATCTGAAGCGGTTCGCGAGCCCGGAGAACTTCTCCAAATCCTACCGCGATCTGCAAAAGCGGCTGACCAGTGGGTCGCCCGCTCTGCCCGAAGATGCGACGCCGGAAGAGGTCGCGGCTTATGACAAGCAGATGGGCATCCCCGAGGCGCCCGAAGGCTACAAGCTCTCGTTCCCGCAGGAGATGGGCGCGACCGAGGCCGATACCGCGACGCTCGCCGCGTTCCAACAGCACATGAAGGCGGCGCATGTACCGCCGGCTGCCGCGAAAGCCGCGTTCGACTTCTACATGAAGCGGATGGGCGAGACCCGCGCCGAGTTCGGAAGTTCCGCACAGGAGGCGAACCTCAGCAGCATCGCCGAGCTTCGGGGCGAGTGGAAGGGCCGCGAGTACACCCGCAACATGGGGCTCGCGCAGGAATTCCTCGCCAAGCATTTCGAGGGGTCGGATGAAGCGCTGGAACAGGTGCTCAGCGCACGGCTCCCCAGCGGAGTGCAGATCGGCAATTACGCCCCGTTCGTCAAAGGTATCGTCGCGATGGCGCGATCCTATGCGGATGACGAGGCGCTGATCGGCGGCGATGGTGCCGGCGGCGGCAAGTCGATCGATGAAGAGATCGCCGACCTCAACAAGAAAGCCGTCACTACGAAGCTGAGCAAGTCGGAAGACGCCCGGCTTGACGAGCTTTATACGGCCCGGCTGCGGCGCGAGGAACGTGGCCGCGCGGCCTGAGAATTTCACCCGCCGACAACCCGCGTGAGCGGCACCGGCAACCCGACCAACACCTAACCCGCCAGAAGTGACGCACCCGCAAGAACGCGGTCGCGGCCTCGGCCTCTTGCCGACAACCCGCATTGACCCTGTGACAGCGGACAACCCGATCGGACGGCCCTGCAACGCCCCTCAAAAGGAGCAAGGGCCATGCCTTCAGTTCAAGAAGTCAAATATCGTGAGCAGTATGTCGCCGCTTTTGAAGCCAATCCCGGCTTTCTGCGGCAGGCAGTCACCAGCGAAGTCATCAATCAGGGTGGTCAGCTGGTTTTCCTCGTTGCCGGCAGCGGTAATCGCTCGGCGGTGACGCGCGGGTCGAACGGGCTCATCCCGGTTTCGGATGACTCGCAGACCCAGGTGCCGGTGACGATCGCGGCGGCCTACGACAAGCAGGTCCGCAACGGTTTCGACATCTTCACCGCGCAGTCTGACCAGCTGACGATCATGCGGAACAACGGCGTCGCCGTGATGAACCGCAAGATCGACGACGTGATCATCCAGGGGCTCGCCGCTGGCTCGGTCTCGATCTCCGGTACGGTCACGATGAACAAGACCGTCGCGAACACGATCTCGACCAAGCTGCGCAATGCGCATGCCGGCGAGGCCGATCGTGGCAACCTGTTCTGCGCGCTGTCGAATGCCGCGTTCGCCTACATGACCGACATCACGTCGTTCGCCAATGTCAACTACAGCGACACCGGCGGCTCGATGCAGAACGGCATCCCGGTCCAGGGCATGTGGAAATACTGGATGGGGATCAACTGGGCGGAACATCCGGGCCTGACCGGGGTGGGCACGAGCGCCTGCACCTGCCTCGCATGGCACCGGAACGCGATGGGTCACACCATCAGCCCGAGCGGCGTGTCTGCGGAGATCGGCCAGGTGCCGGGCGAGGATGCGAGCTACGTGCTGCACAAGGTGTACCACGGCGCTGCGCTTCTGCAGAACTCCGGGATCATCAAGTTCACGCACGACGATTCCGCCTACTCGTAACACCGGAGGCCCCGCTCCGGTGGGGCCTTCCTCTTTGCATGAAAGGCCAAATCGATGGCTTATGACGGCAACAATCTGAGCATTCTCAACCAGACCACGAACGGGGGGTTCAAGGTCTGGGTCTACAAGAGCGCCGACACCTTCGCGACGGTCAAAGCGTCACACTTCATCACCGACGCCTTGGCCCGGGGGATGAATGTCCGCGATGTGGTCTATGTCGTCGACACCACGACCCCGGCGACCACGATGGCGAATATCCTCACGGTCACGTCGAGCGGCGATACGATGTCCTCGACCGGAGTCGTGATCGCCGAGTAACGAAAGTGGGCGGGGCCTTCGGGCTCCGCCTTTTCTTCACAGGAGAGCCCATGCTCACGCTCAGCAAACTGCCGACCCGGCTCGCTCGCCAGGAAACCGAGACGACCGTGTTTTTTGTCTCCGTGCCGGCCGGGTTTACCGCCGAGGACGTGCAGAACCCCGAATTCTGGCAGTTCGTCGCGCGTCGGCTGAAGGTGAACGATCGGATCGAGATCGTGACCGAGGACGGGACGCTCGATATGGATGTCCGCGTGACGGCCGTCGATCCGCGCTTTTTCTGGGCGCATGTGCGCGTGCTGCGCGTGACGACCAGCGCCGTCTCCACGGTGGAGAGCGAGAAAGCCGACCCGGACGGATATATCATCGAGTGGGGTGGTCCGACGCATCGGTTTCGCATCATCGATCGCGGCAAGAACCTGATCGAGCGGGATTTCCCCTCGCGCGACGCGGCGATGGCGAAGCTCGCTGAGATCAAAGCCGCAAAGCAGAGCCGAGCGGCATAATCCGTGGCCGCGACCAAGCTCTCGATCTATCAGGAAGCGCTCCGCAACCTCGCGGATGCGCGGCTGGCGGCGCTTACGGATGATGTCGAGAGCCGATACGCGCTTGACGACGCTTGGGCAGACGCGATCGCGTTCGTACTCAGCCAGGCACCGTGGCGCTTCGCGCTCAAAACCGTCGTGATGTCTGGCTCGGCGACTCCGGTGCCAGGCTACACGACGGCCTATCCGCTGCCGACCGATTGGCTACGCACCCATGCGATCTTCATCGACCAGAGTGGGCGCGAATTGCCGTTCGATCTGACCGAGCAGGGATCGGCGGTCTCGGTCAATATCGCCGTTGCCCCGGTGATCCGGTACGTGTCGAGCACCTATGCGGACCCTGCCGTGGCGAATTGGCCGCCGCACTTCTCCCAAGCCGCCGCCGCGTACCTCGCTTTCATGGTCGCGGAGCGGGTGACGGGGGAACGATCAGCGCCGGCGCGGATGTCGCAGCTGTTCTCGTCGATCCTGCCGGAAGCGATCCGGCTCGATGCGATCGCCGAGGAAGAATGGCTCGCCTACCAGCGGACCAGCGCGTTCCTGCGCGCTTCGCGGACGGTGATCGCGCAAGGGTTCTGGACTTTCCCCGGAGCGGTAAAGACGGTTGCGATCACCGAACAGAGCACATCCGATCCCGACGACGGGTTTCCCTATCGGTTTGCTCTGCCGACCGATTGGATGCGGACCCACGCGCTTTACATCGGGATCGACGGGCAGGACTGTCCGATCAACATCCGTGAGGATGCGCGAGACTGGAGCACCGATCGGGAAGCCTTTACGGCCCGGTATCTCTCGACCGACGCGCTCGACACGACCAAATGGCCCGAACTCGTCCTTCAAGCCGTCCAAGCCTATCTCGAATGGCAGGATGACGACGAGGACGACGGGCAGAAGCCAGAGGCGACCCAGACGAAAGGGGTGGCTTATCAGAAGCTCCTCGCCGACGCGTTAGAGGCGCACAGTCTCGGCGTTGATGACTGGCTGCGGTTTCAGTTGTCCGGTCAGTTCATGCAGGCCGTGCGCATGGCGCTCGAAAAGGCGCGCTGGCGGTTCTGCATCGATACGGTAAGCCTCGCCGCAGACGCTAACCCCGATGATTTGTCGTTCGATGGAGCGCCGTCTCCCGGATATGGCTATCGGATGCCGTTGCCGAGCGATTGGGTCCGGACCGTGCGAGCCTATTTCCCGTGGCTCAATGGCTTCCGGCCGATCTGGCAGGATGTCGATTACCGCGAGGAAAACGGGGCGATCCACGCGAACTTCACCCCGATCGTGCTCCGCTATCTGACCCGACGCGGGCTGGACTCGACCAAATGGTCATCGAACTTCCGCGATGCCGTGCTGGCGTGGCTTCAGCATTTGGAAGCCCGTCAAGACCCGAAGATGGCGGCGGCGGCAAAGGAAAAGCTCGAATTCTTCCAGCTCCAATGTCGCCAGGCCGAGTCGCTCGATGACGAGCGCGACATGCCCCGGGTCAAGAAATCCGGACGGTTTGTGAGCGCCCGATACAGTCGCCGCTCCCAGGACTTCATCGATATCCTGTTGCCCGGCGAAATCCCGTAAATGGCTGATCAGGAAATTTTATTAGCCAGCCTCAATGCTGGGGAGGTGTCGCGCCTCGCGCTGGCCCGCATCGATCTCGCCAAGATCAAGATCGCCTGCGAGTCACAGCTTAACTGGCTTCCACATGTGCTGGGGCCGACGATGGTGCGGCCCGGCACGGCGATGATCGTTGAGGTGGCTGGAGACGCAGCGGGGTGGCTCGGCGAGTTCTATTTCGACGAGACGCATAAGACGCTGTTTGTCGTCACATCGGCCGGGATGCAGTTCCTCGTCGATGACGAATGGGTGAGCCGCGTTGCGGTCAGTGCGGCGGTCACAAACGGCAATTTCACTTCCGATCTGACGGGCTGGACCAATTCTAACGAGTCCGGCGCCACGAGCTCCTGGGTTTCGCCGGGCATGCTGTCGCTCGTCGGGACTGGAACGAATTTCGCCTATCGGGACCAAGCGGTCACAGTCAGCCAAACGGGCGTCGAGCATGCCTTGAGGGTGGTGATCGCGCACGGCACTGTTTCCCTGACGGTCGGCACATCAGCCGGCGACGGAACCTACCTCAGCGTATCATTGCTTCCGGGCACCTATAGCTTTGCTTTTACCCCAACAGGGGATTTCACGATCCGGCTCGGCGCCGACGATGCCTTTGCGGCTTTGGTTGATAGCATCAATGTCGAGGGTGCCGGGCCGGTGTCGATCCCTGTGCCGTGGACCGATTTCGATCTGATCCGCTACGACCAGTCGGAAGATGTCGTCTTCGTCGCCTGCGATGGGGTTCAGCAGCGACGCATTGAGCGACATGCATCGGATTCCAGATCGTGGGGAATTTCCCTTTATCTGGCCTCTGACGGCCCGTTCCGACTTGCAAACCAGACCTCTGCGCAAATCTCGCCCTCCGATGTCCACGGCTCGGTAACGCTGACGGCAACCCGTGACATTTTCATGTCAGGACATGTAGGAGCGCTCTTTCAACTCGTACAGCCGGGCGAAGCTGCCGTGGCGACTTTAGGGGCCGAGAACGAATTCGGCGATCCTATCCGTGTCGCCGGTCTAAGCAACACGGCTGGCATCGGAGGTGGCGCTTCCCAGCGCGTCTTCGCAATCTTTATCTCTGGGACATTCTCAGCGACGATCACGTTGCAGCGCTCGATCGGGGCAATCGGCAGTTGGAGCGATGTAAAAACCTGGACGGCCCCGACCTCTGAATCATTCGATGACACCCTCGACAATCAGATCATCTTTTACCGGCTCGGCATCAAGACAGGCGATTATACCAGCGGCGCGGCGATCACTGAACTTTCCTATGTCAGTGCCAGTCAGACTGGGATTGCGCGGATTACCGCAGTTGCCAGCGGCGTTTCCGCAACCGCCGATGTCCTCGCGCAATTCGGCTCGACGAACCCGACCGCGCAATGGTCGGAGGGAGAATGGTCTGATTTTCGCGGCTGGCCCGGGGCGGTGGCACTCCATGAAGGACGGTTGGCATGGGGCACCGGCATATCGCTTGATGCTTCTGTATCGGACGCGTTCGACAGTTTCGACGCCGCGACCATTGGAGATAGCGGCCCCATCGATCGGACGATTGCCACGGGCGGCGCGGATGGACTCCGTTGGCTGATCTCGGTTCAGCGGCTGCTTGGCGGAACGTCGACCCAAGCTGTCTCGATCCGCGCTTCGGCTTTTGATGAGGAACTGACTCCCACTGCTTTTGTCGCCCGTGCGTGCTCCACAAAAGGCACCGCAAAAGTGCGGCCGATCAAGGTCGATCAAAATATCATCCATGTTGGCCGCGACGACCAACGCGTATTCGAACTCAGTTTTACGATCCAGCAGACTGATTATACCCCACGGGAGCTGACCCGGCTCAAACAGGAGATGTGCGCAGCCGGCGTGGTCGATATCGCGGTTCAGCGTTACCCCGATACGCGGATTTGGTGCGTTCTCGGTGATGGGACCTGTGCGGTCCTGACCTATGATGTCGATGACGATGTCGTGGCGTGGACGCCGGTATCGACAGACGGGTTGATCGAGCGCGTCGCGGTACTGCCAGGATCGGACGAAGACGACGTTTACTTCATCGTCGCCCGCACGATCAGCGGAACGACCAAGCGCTATGTCGAAAAGCTGGCGAAGCGCACCGAATGCGTGGGCGGGACGCTGAGCAAGACGATCGACAGTCATATCGTCTATTCAGGCTCTCCGACGACGACGATCACGGGGCTTTCGCATCTTGAAGGCAAAGAGGTCGTGGTATGGGGCGATGGCAAGCCTATCGTCACCGCTGATGCGCCAAAAACGGTCACTGGTGGGCAGATCACCGGGCTCTCAACCGCCGTCTCGAATGCGGTTGTCGGGCTCCCCTACACGGCTCAGCTAAAGACGGGGAAACTCGCCTTTGCGGCCGAGCGTGGCACCCCGCTTGAAATGCAGAAACGTGTCTCGCGGGTTGGGCTCGTCATGGCCGATGTCGGGTGGAAAGGCGTCCGGATCGGCCGCGACTTCACGACGATGACCGGATTGCCGGCGACTTACAAAGGGCGCCCGCTCGTGGGAACCGAGGTGCTAACCGCTTTTGATGTGGTCCCCGGTTCGTTTAACGGCGGCTGGGACAGCGATGCGCGCGTCTGCGTGCAGGTGCAGAGCCCTTATCCCTGCACGCTGATGGCGCTGGTGTTGCAGATGGGGACCAATGAGCCGAACCCGCCAGATCCTCCGCCCGGCAAACCCTGATGATTTCCGCGCCTATTCGGGCCGAGATCCGGATCCTCGCTGGTGCGTCGATTGGTGGGGTGAAGTCGTCGAACAGGATGGGCAGTTGATCGGGATCGGCATCATCAGCCGCGACGAATACGGCAGGCTGTGGGCATGGGTCGATACGCGAGGGCCGATCTCCGCCTTCCTCATTCATCGCGCCGTATCGGGTTGGATTGCTGGGCTGAAAACCCACGGTGCGCTCGCTGTCCACGCTTATTGCAGCGACCGGATCGCGGGCGCCGAACGCTGGCTTCGCCGTCTTGGTTTTGCTCCAGATCTCTCCCTTCCTCCTGCTGACGATGGGCGCCCTGTGTGGAAATGCGATTTTTCCGCCTGATCAAGCATAGCCTCGACCTCGGGATGCCCGTCGCGGATGGGTATGAACCGCCGAGCCTCTGTCATGATTTTGGCATCGGGGAATTGGCGGGGCTGGCTGGCGCGGCGGGGTCTGCAGGTGCGGCGACCTTGGCGCCCGTAAGTTTGGCGAGTTTTGGTGCAGCGGCGGGATCAGCTGCAGCCGCATCACTGGTTCCGGCGGCCGCAATTGCACTTCCCTCTCTCGGCACACTTGGCGCGATCGCCAATATCGGCGGCACGGCTCTGTCGGCGAAATCCGCGCTAGACCAAGGCAAATATCAGGAAGAGCTGGGACAGGCCCAGAACGAAGCGCTTCAGCAGAAAGCCAACCAGGACGCGGCGGCTGCCCAGCGCCAGCAGGAACAGACCAATCGGCAAACCCAATTCACGCTGTCGCGCGATCAGGCGATTTCCGCCGCGTCGGGCGGTTCGGCAACCGATCCCAGCGTCTTGAACGTCGAAGGTCAGGTGGCGCAACAGGGCGATTACAACGCTCTCACGGCGCTCTACAACGGCCAGTCTCGCGCGCAAGCCGATCAATACCAAGGATCGATCGATCTATTCCAGGGCAATCGTGCCGGCCAAGCTGCCCCGCTCAACGCCGCGACGACGTTGCTCTCCGGATTCTCGAATTTCGCTACGAATAGGGCCTCTCTTCGCTACTACACGAAGATCGGCTCCGCGCCTTACGGGCAGCTCTGATGTCGATCACGCTCCCCGACTTCACATCGCTTGGGGCGGCTGTTCCGCAGCCGTCTGGTGCGATCCCGTCTTTCAATTCCACCGATCCCGTCATCGCGGCACAGGGTGGGCTTGGGCAGGGATTGGAGAAGGCCGGGAAAGCGGCGGAGACCGTTGGGGCCTATGGCGACATCGCCAAGGTGCGGATGGACCGCGCGACGGCGGATGCGAACCTGACGGGCCAGGTTATCCAACTCAACGAGCAGATGAAGACCGAGACCGACCCGGCCAAGGTGACGGCGCTCGGTCAGCAGTATGGCGCGGCGCTTCAAGATGCGACCAGCGCGTTCAGCGATCCCGGCGCCGCGAAGATGTGGCAGGCTGAGCGGGCGCATGTCGCAGCGCAAGGCCAAGCCGATGCGCAACTGCGCAATACGTCGATCTACCGCGACCAATACGTCGCCGGCACCAAGGCACAGCTCGACAACCTCTCGCAGATAGGCGCGACGGCGACTGATCCCGTTGCTTTCCCGGCGGCGCTCGCCAATATCGACAACCTCACCAAACAGGGCATCGCATCGGGCGCGCTGACGAACGAGCAGGCTTACACGGTCGGGAAGGGCGCGCAGCGGCAGCTTATCGCGGGGCGCGCGGACCATCTCATCAACGTTGGGCAGCCCGAGGCGGCGACCGCGCTACTTGACCAACATGCCGGCGACCTCGACCCGATCACACAGGAAGTCATTCGCGCTAAGGCCGAGGCGAAGGGCGTCGGACTGCGGGTTGCGGGAGCGGCGAACCGGGCGCTCGGAATGGGCGGCACGCCCGGGGGCACGCCGGCACTTTCGGGATCGCTCGCGGATCGCATTATCGGGTCGGAAAGCGGCGGTCAGAACGTCAGCAATCCGCTGTCGAGTGCCAGTGGGCCGGGCCAATTCATCGACTCTACATGGCTGGCGATGGTCAAAAGCGCGGCTCCAGCAGTCGCACAGGGCAAGAGCGACGCGCAAATTCTGGCGCTGAAGGGTGATCCCAATCTGTCGCGCCAAATGACTGCGGCTTACGCCCAGCAGAACGCGGCATCGCTGACCGCGCAAAATCTACCGACCGACGATGGCGCGCTGTATCTGGCGCATTTCCTCGGTGCCGGCGGGGCGGCGAAGGTACTCAGCGCCGATCCATCCACGCCGATGAGCCAACTCTTTCCGCCGGCCGTACTAAACGCCAACCCGAATATCGCCAATGCCACGGCGGGCGATGTGCGGCAACTCACGGCGTCGCGGGTTGGCGCGGCTGTGCCGACTGCGCCTCAGCCCACCTCTGACGCCGCGCCGATAACGAACCGCACCGGCCTGCCGATGCTCACCCAGGTATGGCAGAACATCCAATCCGACCCGACGCTCCGCAACGATCAGGAGCGCGATGCGGCCTTCAACCACGCCGAGGTGCTCTATCAGGCGCAGGAAGCCGATGCCTCGCGTGCCGTGCAGGTGCAGACGCAACTCCAACAAGCCACGATGCGCCAGCGTGAAAACGCAATTTACGCCGACGTGTACAGTCAGCAACCGTCAATCACGGCGCAGCAGATCGCGACCGACCCGGCCTTCGATGGAAACCCCGACCGTCGCAAAGCGATGATCGATCTCATCAACAATCCGCCGGGCTCAACCGTCCCGGCTGGGCAAAGCTACAACGCCGCGCAATCGTTGATCGACCGCATGAGGCTACCCTTTGGCAATCCAAACAAGATCACGACGCGGGATCAGGTCTATGACCAGATGCACAGCCTCAACCGCACCGATCTCGACTACACGCTGAAGAAGTTCGACGAGTTGTCCTCGCCGGGCGACCACCCATTCCCCAAACGACTGGAGGAGTTTTTCACGGGCATCACACCGCAGATCGATAAATCGGGCGTCTTCCCGGGTCTTCCCAACGATGCGCTCGGCAAGGAAAAAGCTTACGAATATCGCCAGATGGTCGAGGGCAAGGTCGCCGAATACCGGGCGCAGGGCAAGAATCCCGACGATCTGCTGAACCCGAAGAAGCCCGACTATCTCGGTGCACCAGAGACGATCCAGCCGTTCAAGCGCACGATGGGGCAGGCGCTTTCTGATTACACGAAGTCGATGGATAGCGGCAGCCAAGCACAGGGCGCATTCGGGGCGACCAATCCTATCGATCTCAACGCGATCACGAGCCTCGATGACATGAAAGCGGCAGTGGCGAAAGACCCGGCCCTCCGCGACCGCGCGATTGCGACGGCGATCCAGAAAGGGTGGATCGTACCTGATGGGGCGCCCCCGCCTCCGACAGGATACCAACCGCAAGTGCCGCTCCGCTGATGGCCGACCAACTTCCCACAGCGACGCAGGCGTTCGGGCCGAAGCCAGTTCCGACCGCGACGCAGGCGTTCGGGCCGGCTCCGGTCAATACGAACGATCTCGCGCTCGGCGGCGCGGACATGGACGAGTATTTCAGCCAGGGAACACCCGGGCGAATTCTCGACGTACTGGGGCAGGGGTTCAAGAGCGGGTGGGGCTCAACGCCTCTTGGGCTCGATCCCGAAGGCGAGGAGATGCTGAAAAAGGCCGGCGTCTTCAACGACTACCAGAACAATCGGGCGAGCCTCTACAAGTCGTTCAACGAGGCGCTGATCCGACCGGCGGCGGTCGCCATCGATGCCGCCACCAGAACGGCAAAGGGCATCATGGGCGCTGGTGGCGCGGCGCTCAGCGAGGCTGAGCAAGTGCCGGGCCTGGTCGGCGCTGCCGCTGCCACCACGCAAGCGTTGATGGAGGCATTCCCCGCCGGGCATCTCACGGGATTGCCTGTGAACATACCGACCCCGCAGGATTACGCGGCGCATGGGCAATTGCCGCCAACGCTGGCGCGTGCGGCCGATTTGAAGACGGTCGGCGCTGGCGAAGCGGGCTATCAGGGCTTGCCGGAAGCAACCCAAGCTCTCGCCCCGACCGGCGTTCCGAGCGCAACGGAGCGCGTTGTGCAGCCACAAGCCGCGCCTGTTGAAGCGCCGGTGCCAGAAGCCGCTCCAGAAGCGCCAACACCGCAGCAGCCGCCTGCCGATATCCACGAGGCCGCGCGCCAGATCGCTCCGGACACATTCGCCGAGTACGACGCCCTGTCCGGCCAGCGTGACACGTTCCGTCAGTGGATCGACGAGATACGCAACCAACAGGTCAATGCCATCCTCGATAAGGTGAACGGCGTCGAGAGCCGGCTGACCGACCGCGCAGCACGAGCGCTTGCGGATGCGCGTTCGACCGATACGCCAGAGATGGCGAAGATCAGGCAAGATATGCAGGCGACGGACGTGCAGATGCGCGACCTCGCGCCTGACGTGTCGGCAGCCTACCGTCAAGCCGCCGAACAGTTCCCCGAGACGCAGGCTGCGGAACCCGCTGCGCAGCCCGTAGAGGCACCTGTTCCCGAAACCGCACCGCAAGCCGGCCCTGAGCAAACAACCCCACAGGTGCCCGCCACAGCGGCGGAGGCGACGGTTCCGAGTGAACAGCCGGCCCCGACCGCGCAACCGGCTTCTGCGCCCGCTAAAACTCAGGCGCGGACGCCAGCCGCACCGATCGAAGGCGGCATCGCGGGCGATGTGTCGAAACAGCTTGCCGCCGCTGGCCGCCCGGCCGAGGAAGCGAACGCGGCCGGGGCACTTGTGCAGGCGCATTACGAAGCGCGCGCCGCTCGGTTTGAGGGCGCGAAGGGAACGGCAGAAGACCTCTATTCGGCAGAAGCCCCGGCCGTAAAAGCCGGACGTGGCGTACAGCCGGCGATGGAGATGGCGCAGACTCTCAACCAAACCCGTCGGGGCAGCATCCGCCTCGCGACCGACAACGCCAAGGCCACGATCAAGCTGTTCAAGGATGCCGATGCCTCGACCTTCGTCCACGAGACGGGTCACGCTTGGCTTGAAGAGATGATGGGCGACGCCGCTGATCCGCGCGCACCTGATGATCTGAAAGCAGACGCACAGACCATTCACGATTGGCTCGGCACGAAATCCGGCGAGGAAATCCCGACCAAGGCGCACGAGAAGTTCGCCCGCGGTTTCGAGCGCTATATGATGGAGGGCCATGCTCCCTCCGCGAAACTGGCTGGCGTCTTCGCCAAGTTCCGCGACTGGCTGACCCGCATTTATCAGACGGCCACGCAACTGCGGTCGCCGATCAATGATGACATCCGGGGCGTGTTCGACCGGATGCTCGCGACCAAGGATGAAAAGCCGGTCATTGCACCGGAAACGCCGCCTCGTGCTGCGCGGGAGTTGGGGCCGACCGCGAGTGGTGCAAAGTCCGTCTATGCTCCCGTTCCTCGCGCTCCGCTGCGGCTCGTGGACTGGCTGAAGAAGAATGGCGGCCTACGGGATGATACCTTTTCGCGTCGCGTCAACACGGCGCGCGGGCGAGAAGACGCCAAAGCCAATCCTAGCGACATCAGGACCATCGCCGATCACCCTAATGCGAAGGGCCTTATCAAAGCCCGAACGGGCATGTCGCATGACGACGCGGCTCTAAAAGCATGGGAAGAGGGGTACTTCCCCGAACACTCTGAGCGTCCGACAATCAACGACTTGTACGAGGCTATTCGCGCTGATCTGAATGGCGAGCCGCGCTATTCCGTGCACGATGCCGCAGCCGTGGACGCTTATCAAAAGGCGCTGGGCAGCAACGCGGAGATCGACCGCATCGCGAACGTGCTCGGTGTTGACCCGCGCGACTATACCCGCGAGCAGTTTTTCGATCTAGCCGCCGAACAATTGTCAATGGAGGAACGCGCTCGCGAAATCGGCGCAATGGATGCCGAGGCCGAGCGTGATTTCGCGGCAGCTGACGAGCGCGCCAAAGCATTCATGGAGTCTCGCGGAGACGCATGGGAACCGGACGCGATTCATGATACAGATAACACGCGATCCTTAGAGGATCTGGAAAATGCCTATAAGTCGGAGACAGAGGCTGCTGGAAATGCGCCGAAAGGCGAAGGCGGCTCTGAACCACCCGGACCTCCCGCAGGGGGCGAGGAAGCTGTACAAGGCGGCGTTCGACAAGGCGGACGCAGCGTTGGGACTGCAAGACGCAGCGGTGCGTCAACTGGTGAAGCTCCCACCGAGCCAAACGCCAGCTTCGGGCCGACAGACGACGGACTGATCGACAAGGCCGGCAACATCCGGCTCGACAACCTCAACCAGCCCGAAGATATCGATCAGGTTTTCCGCGACGTTGCCGAGCGCAACGGCGATTTCGTCACCCAGCGGCGCGGCGAAATCAGCGATGGTCAGATGCTCGACCTCGCCGATGCGGTGGGCAAAGACCCCGCGTTTCTCGATCGGAAGAAGATCGGCGACGCATTCAGCGCCGAGCAAATCCTTGCCGCCCGCAAGATGCTTGTGCAATCCGCTTCAGATGTGCGAGCCGCGATGGAGAAGGCCGCCAGCGGGACAGACGCCGACCTTGCCGGGCTTGCCAAGAAGCTGGCGCGGCATGAGATGATCCAGGGCAAGGTTGCCCAGGCGACGGCTGAATGGGGCCGCGCTGGCCGGGCGTTCCGCAATCTGGAAGGCTGGGAACAAACCCGCGACCTCAACCAGTTTCTCAAGCAGAACACAGGCCGCGACCTCAACCAGCTTCGTTTGATGGCGCGATTCGGCAGCACGTTGCGGACTCCCGGGCAGATCAGCCGGTTTGTCGGCGACACGGCGAATGGCAAGATCAGGAACGCGATCGTCTTCTACTACATCAACGCGCTGATCTCGGGGCCGCTGACCCATCTTCGTTACTCGGTCGGCAACGCGATTAATGCGCTATGGACGCCTCTTGTTGAGATGCCGATCGCGGCAACGTCGGGCGCGGCGCGTGAAGCGCTAGGCATTCCCGTGGCGGATCGGGTGCATTTCGCCGAGGCCAGCGCGCAGCTCTATGGGTTGGCAAAAGGTTTCCGGGAAGGCATTCCGGCCGCGATCGAGGCGTGGAAATACTGGAATTCAAAGCCGCTGCCGGGCGAGCGCATTCCGAGCCGGATGATCGATCAAAGCCTTCTGATCCCCATCCCTGGGCGTATCGGCAAAGTGCTCGGAACGCCAGGCCGTGCGGTCGGCTCGATCCACTCGTTTTTCAAGGCAATCCGTTACGAGCAAGAAATCCAGGGGCTCGCGATGCGTGATGCCTTGGCGAAGGGGCTGGAAGGCGATGCGCGCGATCTCCACGTCGCGAGACTGACCGAAAGCCCGACGCCGGAGATGATGGAAGAGGCCGCCGGGAACGCTCTGAAAGAGCTTTACATGCGGCCCCAAGATTATCATTCGGCGGGCGCGGCACTAACACGATTTACCAACAGCTGGCTCCCGGCAAAGATCATCGCCCCCTTCATGCGGATCGGCTCTGAGATCGTCCGTAACGCTTTCGTCGAGCGGACACCGCTTGGGCTCGCGTCGAGTGAGGTTCGCGGCAATCTGACAATGCAAAGCGGGGGGGCCGCGTTCGATAGGCAAATCGGCAAGGTCGTGGCCGGAACTGGGCTTATGGCGACGGCGATGGTCGGGGTTCTGGAAGGCTTCATCACCGGCGACGGCCCGACCGATCCCGAGCAGCGGCGTGTTTGGCTCCTCGATCATCGCCCGAATAGCATGTCGGTCGGACCGATCACGCTCTCGTATCAGGGGCTCGGGCATCTCGGGATGCTGATGCGGTTTGCCTCCAACATGACCGAAACGGCGCGGGGCTGGGGCGAAAAGGACGGCGCGCACCTCGCGGCGGCGTTCATGGAAAGCCTCACGCATTCGGTTCTCGACGAGACCTTCATGCGCGGCGTCAAAGACCTCACCGACGCGATCTATCATCCCGAGGAATACGGCGACCGCTGGATACAGAATTTCGCGACGAGTTGGTTGCCGTTCTCGGTCGGGTTAGGACAGGCCGCGCGGTTCGTTGACCCTTATCAGCGCGAGACCCGTGAATCGACCGAGGCCCAAGGCATCCTTGACGCCGCCCGCGCCCATATCCCCTTTGTCTCGGAAACCCTCTATCCCCGCCGCGACATCTTCGGCGAGCCGATTACGACAGGTTCGGGAACCGTCGATCGCTACGCCAACGATAAGGTCGTCCAGGCGATGGATGCGCTGCATATCGGGATCGGTCCTGTGTCGCGGAAAATCCGAGGAGTTCAGCTTACCCCGCAGCAGTACGACGATTATGCCCGGATCTCGGGGCGCATGATCAAGATGGAACTCGACGCGATGGTGTCGCCCGCGTTTAACAGCATGATACCGGCCGGCGTGCGGATAAAACAGATCAAGGATACGGTCGAGCGCTGGCGCGAAGCCGCAGCGGTCACGGTGATGACGCAGAGTTTCGGCGGCGCGAACGACATCATGGCTCAGGCCAATCAGGCCAAGGCAGCCGCCCTAACCCAATAGCCGAAAGTTGATCGACGCAGCTCAAGGCGCAACTCGCGCCTCCCTTGGCTATGCCCAGCACATCAGGAGCGCCATGACCACGAAGACCTTGATGCTCCGCGCGCTTGCCGTGCTGGTGCTTCTCCCGTCGCTCGCTTGGGCACAATCGACGCCTGTCCATCAGCGCGGCACGATGATCGCGCCTAACGACATGGTGAAGATCACGCGCGATGGGGAGATACAGGACGTTGGCGGTCTTCTGGGCGATCCGCTCGGCCGGGGTCTCAATCCCTTTGCGGTGCAAGACAACCTGGCGCTCGGCCAGTGCTTCAACACGGTAAACACGGGAAGCCAGTACAACGCGCTGTGCCTCGGTCACGACAGCAGCGGCAACGGTCTCATCACGCTCGACAGCTATGGGGGTCTTCTGGACAAGGCTCTGCATGTCCGCGTGAACGGCACGACCTATCCGTTTCCCGGCCCTGGCTTCGGAGACGTGATCGGGCCAGATAGCGCGGTAACCGGGCATCTTCCGCTCTTCGGCGCGACGAGTGGCAAATTGCTGACGGATAGCGGTGTATTGCCCTCGTTCACGCTGGGGTCAACCACCTTCGCGCTTGGCTCGACTACGACAGCATCGCAGTTCCGCACCGATATCGGGCTCGGCTCCATCGCGACACAGGACGCGAGCGCGGTAGCCATTACTGGCGGTGCGATCGCGGGGGTGACGACGAGCGGCAACAGCAATATCACGCCCCACGTCGCGACCAACGCAGCACTCGCGCTCGCCTCGACGCTGACGTATCCAAATGGCGTCTGGCGGGATGACTTCGCGGATGGTAACCACGCGGGTCCGTTGTTCTTTATCGTGCAAAGCGGTACCTGCTCCGATAACGGCATGGTCGATGATGGCGGTTCTTGTGTCGACGCGAGCGATGGCAATTCGTGGAAAGCGGTCCCGCAGGGTCATTATGACGATATCCGTCAATATGGCGCGGTTCCGGACGGTTCGACTGACGACACTACCGCGATCAGCAATGCGATCACCGCGAGCTTGGCGTCGGGTAGGAATTGGGTCTTCGTCCCCGCCGGTGTGTTCAAGCTGACTTCTCAGGTCACGAACACTATCCCCTCCGCCACCTCGTTTCACCTGTCGGGAGCCGGGCAAGATGTTTCGATACTGGCGTGGGCAGCGGCGAGCGGCGGGTTACAACTCAGCTATACCGACGAACACGCGAGCCTCACAAACAATGACCTGACGTTCAAAACCAACAACGCAGGCGGCGGCACGGGCCTTTCGCTGGTCCAACTCAACACCAGCGTCGGCAATGAAGCCGGGTCGGCGCAAACATCCCTTACGAACGTCACGTTCCGTGGTGGAGATGGCTCGGGAACCACTGATTACTGGACGACAGCCTTTGCCGAGCAGGGAATATCCGACATAGCCTATGACGGAGTGACGATATTCCAGGGCACCACAGGTTCAAATGGTGACGGCTTTTCCCTCGCGGGTTTGTCGTCAGCATCTCAGTCCGTTGATCATGATTTCAACGGCGTCCGTGTAATTGGAGGACGTTACGGCATCATCTACGGTAGTTATGTGCAAGGTGTAAAGATCGTTAATTCCGCCCTGGATGAGGTGTTGACTAGCGTTATTGTCAACGGCAGTGCCGGTGGCACGGCCCTCAATATCAGCAATAACGAATTCGGCCTCAATACCGGCGACTCTATCCTCGTGACCGGTTTGATTGGCGGCATGATCGTCAGCGGAAACGAGTTCGATGTCATTCAATCTGGTAATGTGGGCATCCACGTAAATTCGTCGAACGCGAGCCACTTCGTTTTCAACAACAACAACTTCAGCACATCGCCGACACCGGGTGACGGCACCGGCATTCTGATTGATCAGAACGCAGGCACCGGCATTATTCAGGGAAACGAATTTCTCTCTCTTGCGGCGGGCGTCACGCTGGGGTCGAGTGCAACGGGCTGGACAATCGGGCCGAATGTGTGGTCAGGCAATACCGTTAATCTGAGCGACAGCGCCTCAAACACGATCTATCCAAACCGGACCTCGATCGGAGGCAATACCGCCGCCGCTGTGGTTGGGGGTGGCGGAACGTTGTTCGTCGGAGTCGGCGCTATCAGCAATGCTTCTCAGGGTTTGACGAACGCCAACATTGCCATACCGTCGCGGATGAGTAATTTCGGTTGTAGCACCCCGACCGCTCCCGGCGCCGGACAGACGATCACGCTTACGATGACAAAAGGAAATGCGGATCAATCAATGACGTGTACCATTTCGGGAACCAATGCAACTGGCGTCGGAAGTGGTTCGGTGAATTTTGCGGCGGGCGATACTTGGTCGATAAAGGTGGTCCCTTCATCTAGCGCCGCGAGTACGGCAACTGTCAAATGGGCCGCCACTATAGCTAATGTTCCTTGATTAAGTCGGGGGCTTCCGTAGAACGGCCCAAAATTCGGCGAAGCCGTAGCGTCCTCGATAAAGGCGCGCTAGATGAAAATCGATCAGGCCGGTTTCCCGCAGAAGATCAATTATTACCGCCAAGGTGTCTGGCGTGAAATACCACGCATGAACATCGATATAGCGACCCTGAGAATCTGTGAACTGCTTCAGGGCCGCAGCGTAGCGCGCTCCGAAATTAGAGAACTGCACCCCGTGGTCGCCCTGCCAGTGTCGGGTGAAATCGTTGTGAGTTGTCATCGCCGCGTGTTCAATGACGCTTCTCCAGGTGTGGACTTCCCTCCCACCTGAATAAGCGGCGAGCATTTCGGCGATATTGCTGGGCGGGATGAAGTGGTCGAAGCAATATCGGTGATCTGGCACAACCATGTAATAGGCACCACCGGGTTGCAAAAGCCGAGCGACGCCCTGTAGGTGCCTAATAGGATCGGGCTGGTGCTCCAAACAGTTGCTGCCAACGACTACATCGAATATCCGGTCGATGATCGATAGATCGCCGGTCGGGGACACATAGTCGATGTGTGGCGGGACGTTCTGGGGATCAAGATTGTGCTGCCGCGCGCGCTCGACCAGCGCGTCTGAGGGAAGCACGTCGAAATACGCGACGTTCGCTCCGGCAAGCATCGGGCGCGTGAAGGGGCCAATCTCAAGGGCTTTTGTTTCGATGGGAATTGTCGCCGCGAAGTCTTGGCGGTCCTTCAGCCGGTTGGCGCGCCGCCCCTCGACGCTGCCGTGTTTACGGTAATGGTTGAAAAGCGCCGTATCGTCCATGTGCGCGAGATCGCCATAGAGTGATCGGTATATCTCCGGCTCGAATTCGGGCGGCAGATTATCGAGGAAATCCCGCATCCCGCGCACCATGCCGCATAGGAGCGGGGCGGCGCAAGGTGCGAGCTCGCGCCGCCCCTGACCACCACCAGCACATCAGGAGTGCCAGACGAATGGCCGTGCCCAGCCTGTCGTTGAACTGTGAACGCTTCGTTATCGGGGGCGCAAATTATGGATGGTGACGCCGTGATAACGACGAACCCGCCAGATCAAATGGGAGGATTACTCGCTCCCTTGACGCGGCACGGCGAGCGGCTCGCGGCGGTCGAGGTCAAATGCGATGCGCTGAAAGGCGATATGGAGCACGTTCGGGCCTCGATGCACGGCGTTAATAACGAGCTGCAAAAAATCGTCATCGCCGAAGAGGCTTGCAAAGCCGCTCTTAGCCATATCCGTGGCCAGGTCGATGCAATGGTGGCCGCCGCGCCGTCCGTCAATGCCGTCATCGAAGAGTTCCGGGGAATGCGGAGTGACCTCCGCGAGGTAATCGACGGGTGGAAACGGCAGCAGGGCAGCAGGGCCATGCTTCTGGCGTTCAACCGGGTGCTGCCCTGGGTCGTGGCGATAGTTACCGGCGCGGCCTGGGCCTGGGAACATTTTTTAGCCAAATGACCGCGCCCGCTCACCGCAAGCCCTGCGCCTCCTGTTCTGGCAGAGGCATCGTCCCCCGAGAACGCCGCCGGCTGCCGAATGGCGACCTCGACCCGACCGACATCATGCCGGCGCCGATCAAGACCTGCCCCACCTGCGAGGGAGCGGGGAGCGTGGCGTTTCAGCCGAGGCCGGAAGAGCAGCCTGCGATCGCCCTCGCGGTGGACGGAGAGAACGCGGCGGCGGGGAGCTTCTGCTGAGAATTGCTGGGGCCCGCTCTCGGATTTGAACCGAGAATCCCCGAGGGGCAGCAGGGTTTAAGCCTGTCGCGTATGCCAGTTCCGCCAAGCGGGCACGCCAGCAACCCAAAGATTCTACCCGAAACCCACCCGAAATGGAACACCCGATGCCACCTGACGCGCCATTTACTTGCTGCGGCTGCCAGCATCAATTCCGAGATCGCCCGCGTCCCTCACACAACGTCGAGGGCAAGTACATGGGCGATAGCTGGGCGACGAAGTGCCCGCAATGCGGCTCGATCTATGTCCACCTCGATAGCCCCTATCCGCCAAAGGTGAACCGATGACGATTATGCTGGCATTCGATGCCGATCAGGACGTGTCCCGCGTGCTCCCAAAGGCGAAGGCCGATGGCGTCATTGCCGTATGTCGCTATCTTGGGCGCACCTCAGCGGGAGAGATCGCGGCAATCTCAGCCGAGGGAATGAGCACCGTCTCCGTCTTCGAGACGACGGCAAACCGCGCGCTCGGCGGATCGGTTGCCGGCGCGCTCGACGGGTCGAAGGCGGTGGCGATCGCCATCGCTCTCAAACAGCCGCTGGGCTCGGCGATCTATGTCGCTGACGATCAGGACACGACCATCGCGCAGCAACCCGCCGTGCTGGCCTATTTCGCCGCCTTCAAGACAGCGCTCAACCTGGCCTATGCCGAAACCCCTCCGTACAAGCTCGGGGTCTACGCAAACGGGGCGATCTGCCAAGCCGCACTCGACCAAGGGATTGCCGATTACGCCTGGCTTGCCGGCGGCATGGGGATGCGCGGAAGCCGAGACTTCGCCGCAAGCGGCAGGGCGACGATGATCCAGGATGTCGGCGACAAACAGCATCTTGGGCTCGGGATCGCAGTCGATAGCGATGAGGTCGAGACGGCTGACTACGGCGGGTGGGCGATCGTAAGCGATGCGCCCGACGAGCCCCTGCCGATCCCCTATGTCGGATCAGCGGATATTCTCCCGGCCCTGAAAGACGTTCAGGCGGCTCTTAAGGGCGAAGGGCTCTACAAGGGCGCGATAGACGGGTTGTGGGGGCCTCGCACCGCAGCGGCGTTTGCCGCCTATTACGCGAGCCGCTGACATGGCCGCTCTGAGCGCGAAGCCCCGCAGCGCGAAGGCCGAGGTTGTCCCCCTCGGCGATGGCCGCTGGGCATACGTCGTCGACGGGCTCGTGCACTTCACCGCGTACAGCCGCGAGGACTGCGAAAAGAGGGCCGCGATCATCGCCGGAAATCCATTACCCGCGTAATCGCGCCGCCGCCCCTCCGCCAGCGCTGATGTGCCTCTGCTAGCGAGGGGTTAGGGCCGTGCCTGCATCGGTGCTGGCGGAACTCTATGACCCTCGGTCAAATCTAGGGTCATTCCATTTCAAAACGGCTGCGCCTGATTGCACGGGGCGCAAGCGGCGACGCAGTTAAGCCACGTGTTTGTGCCGCCTCTGCTAAGCGGAACAACGTGCTCAACTGTAGATGTCGCGATGTCCATGACGCAGCCGCAGTAAGCGCATCGCCAATTCTGGGCTTCCGCCAACCGAATGCGCTGTTCGCGGCGGTGACGTGACCCCTGAGTGCGCCGCAATTGGCTCGGACTCTTGTGCCGCTTCTTCACTCGGCAATTCTACCACAACCCACTGATTCCACAAGCTCGACCGCGCCCGGCGTCGGGGCGACTGAGCGGACGCATCGTTGGTACCGCGATGTACCGACAAAATATCGGTGAATCCGCTCTTAAAGCAGATATGCGCGCCGTTTCAATCATTTAGCTCGACCGCGCGGTCTCAGGGATGGGCGCCGCGCGACCGAGGCCGCCAGTAGCGGGCGTGTCCCGCTGCCGGCGTGCCCTTTGCCCATCCCAAACCCAATGGCCTCTGCGGAGGTCGAAAGGAAACGATCATGCCGTACCACGAAATCCGGGTGCGCCCGGTGGTTCGCTACATCGTCACCGACTTCACGGCGGACGATGATTTCGGAAATCAGAAGTCAATCGAATTCGGCGAGTTCGATAACGTCGATCGGGCCAATGTTGTGGCCTATGCGCTGGCAGAGGCCGAAGCGGGCGCTAATGGTTCTCCCGAGGCTCTGGTAGAGCCCGCGCGCAAGCTGCGGATCAACTGGCTGCGCGGCCCCGGAGAACCGAAAGAGGCGATCCACTGGGAGCTTCGGGAAGAGGAAACGGGCGAACTTGCCGATCCCTTCCTCGCTGCACGTGAGCGGGCGGCAGTTATTGCGCCTCCAGGTTACGTGCCGCCGCCTGCCCCGACATTTCCACCGCCGCCAGCAGAGCGGTAGTCCCGCGCAACTGATTTCGAGCGAAGCGGCGCACCGCAGGAAAGCCGCCAGGGCGGGGAAGAGCCGCCCGTCTACCCATCCTCTTCATCACTGAAAGCCATCCCATGAGCGACACCGTAACCGTATCGACGCCCAATCCGGCGCCGGCCCAACTCGTGCTCGCCGTGCTCCGCGCTGTCTTGCTGGTTGCGGGCGTCCTCGGCCTCACGCTGCCGGCGGCGCTGAACGATCAGAGCACCCTCGCCGCACTGGCGGGAGCGGTCTCGACGCTGGTCGGCATCGGCTGGCAGGTCATCGCCGAGTTCCAACACGCCGACACCACGCACGCCGCCGCCGTCGCTTCTGCGCAGGCCGGCGCACCCGTCAAACCCGTCTAAGGAGAAAATCCATGACTACCATGCGCGCAAAGATGCGGATCAACTTCATCGACAAGCGGTACGCGGAAGAACAGGGCCAGGAAACCCTGTACTTCAATGCCGTCGCAGCATCGAAATATCCAGAAGACGGAAGCGACGAGAACAACTCCTACGCCAAATTCTCGCCATCCGGCATGTTGACGTTGACCGTCGCTAATCCTGCGCTGATCGGCAAATTCGCCGAAGGCGAAGAATACTACCTCGATTTCACCAAGGCGACCAGTTAGCCGGGGCACTCATAAAGGAATACGACTATGAACACGATCATCACTCGCCGCCGCCTGCTGACTGCTACCTCTATCGTCCCGGTCGCTATGCTCTTGGATGGATGTTCGGGACCGGCGGCGATTCCGGCCTTCGTCGCAGCTCTGCAATCGGTCGGGCAAGATATCGTTCTAGCGATGCCGCAGCTCACCAAGGCGGGGCTCAGCGGTGCCACGGCGACGACGGTGAGCACCGCAATCACCGCGATCTCCGCAGCCGGCAATGATATCTCCGCTGCCGCTACG